TATTTCTTATGTTAAAAACATCACCTATGTTATCTAACGCAATAGTGATGCCTAAAAATGCTTGGGAAGTAATTCAAGATATGAAAGACGGAAAAATTCCAATGAAATTAGGAGACATTCCCGTAAACGGTCATGACATCATGGACAAGTTTAACGTTAAAGATGAGGAAGTAGGGAATGTAATTTCTAAGATGTACCAAGATGCTTTAATGAATAAATTTAATTGGAAAGACAAAGTGAAAACACTAAAGTACTTAGAGAATATATAAATAAAATGAAATCATGAGTCAAATTATAGGTAAAACTAAATCTGGAAAATTAATTTATGATGACATTAATCACAATTATCATCATAAGCATTATCCTGATGCTAATGATTCTAGTGATTGGGATGATGCGTTTAAAACTAACAAAAATAATAAAAATACTATGAAAGCAAAATTAGTGAAAGAATCTGTCGAAGAAGTTGAGCAGCATGCTACTCCTACGGGACAGAAGAAATTTTACATGATTAACACGATCACGCCAGATTATACGCATATGGATTTTAAATGGTTAACACTATCAGAAGTGTTAAAACTTTTCAATGAGGGAAAACGTGAAATTAAAGAAAGTGGAGAAGGCGGAATCTCATTAGTAGAAATATCAACTAACAATACTGATGGTTATTTAGAAGTTGGATTTGAAGCAAATGGGGAGGGGTGTATCAAAGTTATTAAAGATTATTCTCCTGATGAAGATTAATAAAATAAAATAAAACTATGAGCGAATTTTTAGAAATTTTAAATCTACATAAAGAAGAAATAAAAGACTTCATAAGAGATTATTACAATCGCTTCATTGATATAGATGAAGATGGAAACGAAACATTCGACGATATTCAATTTGAATATTCATCTAATGATACTGAATTGCTAACAGAAATAGGCGAAGAATTTTTTGGAAATGACGAAACCTTTAACGATCTTAGCGAAGAAGAATATGGCGCATTCTTTAAATTAGATGATGAAGTTATTAATGAACCAGAAATGGAAGTAGTTAAAAAATATCTTGATGAAAAATAATTCAATATGAATATGAAAACAAAATTAGTTAAAGAAAGTATCAACGAAGGACAAGTCTTAAACTCTAAATACCTGTGGGGTACTATTGAAGTTAACCCTCTTAAGAAAGAAATTGAATCACGCGGGTTTGAATTCATTGACGCAAGAGAATGGGGGATGGGAGTTCAATTCCGTTTCAAGAAAAATAACATCACTTTCAATTTTGAAGTTCAACTAGATGATGATGCTGCAGCTTTTGTACATCAATTAGATTGGGATGATGAGAACGGACGTATACTAGGATGGCAACCAAAACATTGGATGGATGATTCCGGAACAGATGATGCGTTGAGAGCTCTTAAGAGAAGATTGAACAAATTATCTAGAGAAGATATGGGCCACGAAAAACCACCATATAGAGGCTAAATCGAATATGAACGCTCAAAAAGCATATGAGATCTTTAACTTCCTTAAATCAATAGATGACAACTTCTTCTTAGCAGGTTCTGCCAGACGTGGAAAACAGGAAGATTTGCATGACCTTGACGTAATTTACGTAGGTGATAAAGTTCCTAATATTCCAGGCCAAGCAGCATTTATTAAGGGAAAGGACATAACTCGATTTATGATAAGAGGTGAACAGGTTGATGTTTATCGTACTGACTATGAAAATTTTGGGGCTATGTCATTATTTTTAATAGGGCCTCAAATATACAACATCATATTAAGAGCAAAAGCAAAAAGAAAAGGAATGTTATTAAATCAAAAAGGTTTATATGATAGAGAAACACGTGAATTACTTGCATCCAAAACTGAACAAGATATATATGATGCATTAGGAATAAAATACAAAGAACCAGAATTAAGAAGTAAATAAAAATAAAGAAGTAATATGAAAAAATTAGTAAATGAATCTCTTAATGAAAATAAAGGCAAATTTACATTTAAGAAATATAGACCAATAGGACGATATCGTTCATTTGAACCTCAAGATAATTATGATATTAAATTGAATGGAAAAATGGTAGGAAATATAAAAGAAGATGAACGAAAATTTACTATAGGTTTTAAAGTTAATAAAAAAGATCCTATGGAAGATAAAAATCCTAATTGTTCTTGGAAATTCGTTAGACTTAAACGTAAGTTCGATTCAGCAGAAGAAGCTATAGAATTTATAAAAATTAATACAGAAAAAATTCAGATACAATTTGATTTATATTGTCCAGATGAAATCTGATAAGATAAATAGCTCCAGACAATTATCTGAATATGAGATTGTCGGGGTAGCTAATGAAAATTTATTGAAAATAAATGACCTGAAATTTTTTTATTTCAGGCTTTTTGATTATATTAGTACTATAATCTATAAATCACAAATAAAGAAGATGTCGACAGCTGGATTGCTTCAGCTAAAAGAGGAGGCTAATCATTTATTCAAAAATATATTGAAGAATGGAATAAAGATAATAAGATTGAAGAAGTGATGGTTAAATATTTTGATGATAAATATGTTAGGTGTAATGGTGAATTAGAACTTTTATCTGGTGATGGGGAGGAAGGTGAAGGAATGGAAAAACCATTTTATTGTAAATGTTCAAAATGCGGAGAACTTAATTTTTACACAGAAGAACAAGCAAATTTAGGTTGTTATATAATCATAGATAAAAGATTAAATCAATTGAAAGTTTCTAAAGATAACACTATTATAATTAAAATATTAAAAAATAATTGGAATATTGATGAATTAGGAGAAATTCTATTAAAGTGTACTAAAGATTATGGTGTACATTTAAGTAATTGTTTGAGAAATCCAAAAGCCTTTGATATAAAAAAATGGATTGAAGTAAATTTATAATATTTAAATTAATAATCATGAAACTTACAAAAGAATTATTTGATAGCTTCCCAAATGGTGAAGTTTTTGCGACAGGCGTACTCCCTAATTCTCCTGAAGGAATTTTTGTGACTAGAGATGGTGGAATGTTACGTTGGGTTGCTAAAAAAGGATATGCAAATGATTGGGCAATTTACTGTCATTGGGCTTCAAATTCTGAAGAATGGATAAAAGATCATGGGGATAAAGTTACCACAGAAATGTATATTAAAAGATGTGTAGATTGTGATGATGAAATTTTTAACTTATATAGATACTAATGGAAAAAATAAATGAATTAAATAACGAAAGAAAACTAGCAACTATTACAAAGATTCTTGATATTCAGCCTATCCCCGATGCTGACAATATCGAAAAAATATTTGTCAGGGGGTGGCAATGTATCGCAAGAAAAGGCGAGTATAAAGTAGGTGACTTATGTATCTATATTGAAATCGATAGTATTTTACCGGATGGTCTTAGTATTGAAAAACAAGAGGAATGGCGAGCTCTTAATAAGCAAATGTCAAAAGCTGAATCTGAAGAACAAAGAGATTTACTTCGTGCTCAAATGGCAGAAATCTCAAAGTTAAATATTCGTCCTGAATTTGAATTTCTTCGTGCGGTTAAGTTTCATGTGAAAACAAGGAAAATTCTTGGAGAAATTTCACAGGGGATTTGTTTTCCACTTTCTATCTTTAACAATACAGAAATTTGGGCTGAAGATGATAATGTAACTGACATTCTCGGAGTCACTCAGTACATTGCGCCGGACCCAGCAACTATGGGCGGCAATGCTGCAGGTATGCTCACGGGTGTCGGCCTACTCATCACAGACGAAGAACGCATCGAAAACCTGTCAAGCAAGTACGAAGCTCTTAAGCAGTTCACGTACTACAAGACTGAGAAGCTCGACGGCACCTCATGTACGGTTTACTTGAAAGCTGGCAGATTCGGAGTTTGCGGACGCACTATCGACTTCCAGGTGCCTGACGAAAATGACGCATGGGACGCAATGAACGTGTACTGGAAAGTAGCAAAGAAGTTTAAACTTGAAACTAAAATGCGTAAAATGGCTATTGAATATGATATAAATGACTTTGCTTTACAAGGTGAAATTGTGGGTGAAGGAGTTCAAGGAAATATTTACAAGCTTAAAGGACAACAAGTTTGTTTTTACAATGCATTTGATATTGGTTTACAAGAATATTGGAACTTTGAAGCATTTATTAATTTGCTTAAAGATACTGAATCTGGATTGCATACTGTGCCTATCCTCGAGGATAACTACACACTGCCCGAAACGGCTAAAGAGCTCCTTGAAGAAGCTGACAAGACGACTACAGTGTTTGGAAACAACCCCAACCAACTGATCGAAGGCTTCGTGTATGTTGCAAGAGAAACGATTCCAGCAACTGTTCGAATCACTCGTTCATCTTTTGGGCGTCTGAGCTTTAAAGCCAAGTCGAGGACTTTTGATATGCTTAAAGGAAAATAAGTTAATGATTAAAGCAAAATCTATGAATATATACAATAAAAATGAATCATCAAAAAATTTATGATGCTATAATTAGTAACGCAAAATTAGAAAACAGAGTTAAATATACTTATTATTTTAGAAAAAAATCAAATTTTAAATTATCTTATTATGAAAGTCATCACATTTTACCTAAATGTTTAAATGGAACTGATGCGGATGATAATAAAGTATTATTAACACCCAGAGAACATTATTTATGTCATAAATTATTAACTTATATTTATGTAGGAAATAGAAAACTTACATGCGCATTTCATTATATGACGTATAGTAAAAAATTTGGAAAAATAGTTTCAGCCAGAGATTATAAATATGCTACTGAATTACATAAAAATACGCCAATATCAGAAGAAACAAAGAAAAAACAAAATGAAAAGAAAATCGGAAGAAAACGAAATCCTTGTTCAAAAGAAACAAAGGAAAAAATAAGAAAGGGTAATAAAGGTAAATCTAAGAATAAAGGGAAAAAATTAAAACCATTTTCAGATGAGCATAAATTACATATTAGCAAAGCAAAAAAGGGTGTAAAACTTGGGAAAAACAAAAAACATAAAACACTATCTAATGAACATAAATTAAAATTAAGTGAAAGATTAAAAGGAAGAAAAAAACCTATAAGAAGTAAAGAACATTGTAAAAATATTAGTAAGGCAAATATTGGAAGAAAACATACAGATATTGCTAAACTTCATATGTCTGAAAGCCACATAGGAAAAACCAGAACAAAGGAACATTGTAAAAATATTAGTGAATCTTTAAAGGGTAAAAAACTTTCTGAGGAACATAAAAAAAGTATAAGTAATACATTAAAGAATAAAAATAAATAATTATGGGGTTTAAAATTAAAGATGAATTTAGAAAAAACTCACTGTCTTTGTATCCAGGCGGATGCACTGTAATAGTGGAATATCATGAATCGGCTCAACCACCTCTTGTGAGAGAGTATGATAAAATAAAGTATCCGGGCGCTTATATTGCAATGACATTAAAAAATCCTAAAGTCAAAGATGCGTATGTTAAATAGAGTAAATAATACATAAAAATTAAAAATATGAATATCACTGAATTGCATGTAAAAAAAGTTGAAGATTTTATTCTCAGTATCACAGGTAAATATGTAAAAAGACCTAATATCTGGGAGCCTCTGAATAATATCTTAGGTGATTTTTCGAAGGACTTGTTTCTCCGAGCAGTACGAAATATAATGTTTGAAAGGATTAACGTCCCTTTTCAGGGGCGCATAGTTAAAATATGGTTGATTAAAACGTGGGCCGGACAGTTAAAGGGTCAAGAGCACATAACGTGGTTAGCGAAACAAATCATACAGGAAGAGATCGATCTTAAAAAAATGGTTTGGAGAAAAAATAAATGGGCACGTTGTAATACTTTTATTGATTTTGATACTTTTAAAAATAAGTGTAATCCTATAATATTAAATCATTTAAGTATACTTTCTTTTTTTAAGGTAAATGAACTTACAGAAGCTATTTATAAAGTTATTGTTAATGCATATGAAACAGGAAAAAAGGATGAATCTGAACTTGGAAAAAGGTATGTATCTGAAAAAACTGATAAAAATTTAGAAATAAAAAAGAAAAATTATCTTTTTATTACAGAAGATGGTGTTAAAATATTTAAACACGATAAATGTTTTGCTATAGATAAGAAAGATTCATATGTGTATGAAAAACTTGATGATAAAGAAGATGCCATGTTTTATGATGGAAATTCAAAAGAACTAATTTACTTTTCAACTATAGAAGCTTATAAAGATTGGTTTATTAGAAATTCTGTAAACTCTTGTTGCCGTTTTTAAATACGAGAGACAAATATTCAAAACACACAAAATGAACGAAGTTAGAATCATTGGAAACACACAAGGCAATAGAGTTTTACCATGTGTTATGCCCAATTATATAGATGAATGGTTGCCTTTAATAGCTGATAATTACCATGTTGAAAGTGAAATGCGTAAAAATATGCAAATAACAACTAAAAGTGGAATGATAAATGATAAAATATTTATAAGATGTTCAATAGTGCCAATTGGCAATTGGGCAATCACAACACCCCATTTTTATACCACATTTATTTAATTATTAATATCTTATAATATGAAAAAAACTTTAATGGTGTTAACTACAATGGCTGCAATGTTCGACCAGGCGATGCATAATTATGATAAACCAATAAGACGAACTAAACTATCTGATTTAGATTTAAAACCTAAAGAACGACCAATCCCCAAAGGCTGTCAAAAATACACTTATAAAGAACCTTTCGGAACATTGGAGGTAATTGCAATGAATGAAAAATCAGCTTTGAAGAAATATAATAAATGGTGTGCTGAAAATGCTAAGCAATAGGTAATGAAACATAAAACATTACATACTAACCAACCTTGGAATTTAAGTAAAGGGTGTGATAAACAAGTAACAACTTTTAGAGAACGATTGGTGTATGGCAATGAAGCTACTGATAAAACTGTGAACATTTTTAGAGAACAAGACATATACTGCGAGCAAATTATTAGTCAAGAACGGTGGGATAGCGTATCTTCTAAAGAAGAACTAAAAGAATTACAAGAATATGATAAAATAAACGGAGACCTTTACATATCAAAACGAAAGTTTAGATGTGATGTTAAAAGAGATAAGATATCTTGGGAATCATTACAGAAATTTCAAGGTGATTATTTTATTCTTTGGCGTATGTCATTAAATGAATGTATAGTAATTAAGAGAGAAGATACAATGAGAGTGAATAGGAATAGTTGTATACAGTTAGAATCAGGCGACATGGGATATAATTTTGAACAATTATTAATGCTTCCTTATGTAACTTTAGATGAATTTATAAAACTTATAAAATAATGAAAACTAGATTAGAAAATTTAAATAATGAAAAAATATCTGATAATGAATTTGAAAAGCTTAAAAAATTTATAGATGATATGAGTTATTATAATATGTTAGAATTATGGAGATTTTCTCCTGTAGGAAACAGATTATTTCAAGGAAAACTTGGAACATATTTTAGTAAATCGATGAATGAAAAGAAAGATAAATTATCACCCGAAAAACAGGTTGAAATATCTAAAAAGATTGGATGGAATCCTTGAAGTTATCTTTTAACAAAACTTTAACAATCATTTTATTAAGATATATAAATAAAATGATTATATTTATATGAGAGCAAAACTTGTTAAAGAATCTATTCTTTTAGAAATGAAAAACATTCCAATCGGAGACACAAGAAATCTACGAGAAAAATACACAATCTTTAAATCTGCTTTATTTGCACGAGTTGCAAATGAATTACAACGAATTCCAGATAACGCATTTCTTGAGGGAAAACTTGATATTGATAAATTTTACTATAACTTAAAGAGAACTTATGGTATAAAAAATTCTCTTGCCGAAGTTAAAAATCTCATACTTCAAGCTGCAGTTATTCTCAATTTTTCTGATAAACTTAAACTCACTAGAGAAGAACGATCAGAAGTAAAATTTCAAGAAAAAGTTGTTCATGGAGATGTTCCACTCGAATTTTTTGATGAAGCTGAAATTCCAGCAGAAGCCGCAGAAGAAACTGATAAGGTTTTAAGATCTACAGATGGTAGCACAGAAACAGCATATTATCGATTCGATAAACAACTTACAGATCATGAAACAAATATGCTTAAAGTTGCTTATGTTTATAAATATGGCGATCCAGAAAAAACATTATGGCAAAATTATCTTGATGCAAGACCTGCAACACTAGGTCACATTAATAAATGGGGGAAGAGTATTTCTCAAACTTATGATGTTCAAGGATATACAGAGAAAACTTATGATAAACATTAAATTGGATTCTGAATTGTGTTCTGAGTTAGTTTTTGAATTGGATTCTGAATTACAGTCTGAATTAGATTCTGAATTGTATTCTGAATTGAAATTTGAATTGTGGTCTGAATTGTATTCTGAATTGGGTTCTGAATTGTGTTCTGAGTTAGTTTTTGAATTGGATTCTGTGGATTCTGAATTGAGATCTGAATTGAGTTCTGAATTGGATTCTGAATTGAGATCTGAATTGTATTCTGAATTAAATTCTGAATTGGAATCTGAATTATAATATGAATAAGATGAATATATTTGAAATATCTGAATTGGATTCTGAATTGAGATTTGAATTGTATTCTGAATTGGATTCTGAATTGTGTTCTGAATTGAGTTCTGAATTGAGTTCTGAATTGAGATCTGAATTGTATTCTGAATTGTATTCTGAATTGAGATCTGAATTGGGTTCTGAATTGAGTTCTGAATTGAGTTCTGAATTGAATTTTGAATTGGATTCTGAATTAGAATCTGAATTAAGTTCTAAATTGGATTCTGAATAGATATTTATTATAAATAAATATTAAATAATCCGATAAATATTTTTATTTGTCGGATTTTGTTGTTATATTTACTATACAATTAAAACATTAAACAATGGTAAAGATAAATTTATTCGACAAAGCAAAATCAGTAGCAGAAGTTAAGAAAACAGAAAAACACACTGTAGTTAACTTGAAACCTGAATTCGAAGAATCTTTGATTCGCATGGCCAAAATCAATACCGAATTGGCTGATTTAGAAACCGAAAAAGCTGTTTTGGATACTGAAGTTCGTGAAGCCGCAAAACTTGAAATGATCAATTTATATGATCAGAAAAAGATTTTTCCTAGAACTCTTAAAGTAGTTGCTGGAACGATGGGTTTTCAGTTTATCACTTCAGATAAGTATATCACCATTGATCAAGAACGTTGTGAAGAACTTCGTAAAACTTATGGCAATGGAATAACCAACGAAGAAACGACTTACTATTTTAATACTGAGATTTTGATGAAGTATCAGGAAGTTATTTCCGATCTTCTTATGTTAACCAAGAAAATTTCTGATAATGATAAGGAAAATTTACTCCTCAGTAACACTACTTTCTCTATAAAGAAAGGCACTATTAATAATCTGACCAAGATTGCTTCCGATAAGAAACTGAAATCGGTTGGTCAAATTATGGAAGACATTCGTCCAATATTTTCAATTAAATCAATTCAGGCTATTTAAAAATAAAATCATGAGTGCTACAAAAAATTTCTATTTCAATGAGATCAATAAAGGTTTTGAAGATACCAATGAAGAACAAGCATTAGCTCAATTTATTGCTGATTTTGAAGCTGATAAAGAAGCAATTCAAGAAAGTGATGTTTCTACTTTTTATTATATTAAATAAAAAATAAAAATTATGAAAATAATTATTTTATTCCTTTCCTTAGGATTTATCACATTTTCTATATTACCAGAATTTATTATTAGATATGAATATATTTTCCTAATTGAAGGAATGATTTGTCTTTGTGCTATTAAAGATTCTTTTAAGAAAAAAAAAGAATAATGAACTATGATCATTATAGGTATATCTATCCTCCTAGACCTGAGATTAAGACTACTATTTCCGGTCTTGGCACCTTTGAGAAGATGAGTAAATTTCTTGGCCAACCAAAATTGAATGGAAGTTCAATGCAAATTTACACTAATGATGATGAGCTTATAGTGATGAATCGACATCACGAATCTCTCACTAATAAAATGAATAGTGATGAATTAAAATCTCTTCATCGAGGAAAGGGCTGGATAGTTCTTTGTGGAGAATATATGAATAAAAATCAAAAAGATGAATATGGAAAATATTGGAATATAAAATTTGTTATTTTTGATATTTTAGTTTTTAATGGAGAATATCTTTTAGGAACCACGTTCGAAGAAAGATATAAAATTTTACAAAAACTTTATCCTGATAATCTTGTCAAAAAGCATTTACATCAGATATCTGAAAATTGCTTTAGAGTAAATTCTATACTAAAAGATTTTACAGAAGTTTATTCCAATATTATTAATTATCAGATGTATGAAGGATTGGTTTTGAAGATGAGAAATGGTAAATTAGAGAATGGGTTTAATAGTCAAAATAATATTCGAACGCAAATCAAATGCAGAAAGCCAACAAAGAATTATGCATTTTAAAAAATAAAAAATGAAAATAGATTTTAACAAAATAACAAAAGAAGAAGCAATTTCTTATTGTTTTCTTCACGAAAATGATTATATAAGAGATTTTGATTCTATTCCTGAGGGCATAAGAAATTTTGATTGTCTCATGGAAATATTAAAAAGTGGTACTATCAAACCAAGTGAACTTCCAGATTATGGAATGAATTTTGAACATTTTTAAAAATAGTTGCATAATTATTTTTTTATATCAGAAATTATTGTTAAATTACTATTATAATTAAAAATATATTATGAAAGATCAAATTGTTTTCAATAAATGGAAATTAAATATTAATATGAAAATTAAAATTATTCCCGAAGTTGGTGATATTATCACTGTAAAATCGTTTTCTTTTAATAATGTATATGGAGGAACTGGAATGTCAAATTGGGATTATGATGAAAAATTTACATTTCCTGCAACTATTAAAGTTATAAAAGAATGGGAAGATGATGAATGTGGTCAGCGTGGTTGGGGCATCGCAGTTCCTACAGATAAAAAGTTAATTGAATATCTTCGTAGAAATGCAAAACCTGGTCATTATGGTGAAGACAGAGATATGAATTGGGTTGATAAACATGATTATTTCATTCTTTATTGGAGTGAATTCGAAATTGCTGAAGAATTTTTCGAAAAACTTAATTTAAATAAATAGTAAATAAAATTATTGAAAATTAATTTTAAATAAAATGACACGTATAGAAAAAAATAAAATAAAAAAATCTGCTAAAACTTTTTTAATTTTAGCTTATAGTTCAGGAATATGTTTTATAATATTTCTAATTGCAGCTTTATCAATTTCAAATATGTATTTTTGGTATGGCAGCATTTTAGGAATTTTTATAGGATTGATATTTAATGTAATAGCAATATCTAACTCACGAGAATTAAGTAAATATCGTGCAGAACTTTATGAAAAGAGAGATGGATATTTGCTTGAATCAGCTATTAATCTTATAAATGAAAATTTTGGTAATAACATTAAAAAAATTAAACAATTACATAATCTTTTACATGATCCTCTTTATAAAGGATTCTTACAAGGATATTATATAGCACATGCCAGATTATCTTCAGATTCTAAAATAACGAAAATTGCTGAAGAATTTTTCGAAAAACTTAATTTAAAAATAAATAGTAAATAATTTTTAAGGAATTAATTTACCATTGCCATTAATCATTAAAAAATACACAATGACACAAATTAATCAAATTAATTTAACTAGTATTGGTTATTCGGTATCTTCTATTGAAGACGTCCGTAACTTTTCTCCAGCAGCTTTCTCCAATCACGAAAGCCCTAAACTCTCTAAACGTTATTCGTTTGTACCTACTGTTGAGTTACTCAACGCTTTTGATACTCTTGGATGGGCACCAACTCACACTCGCCAGAATGGTACAGGTCCTTATGCCCGCCATATGGTTCGCCTCACGAATCCTGACCTCGGCTTCATGAAATTGAAGACTGACCTCGTTAAGCCACAGATTGTCCTTGACAATTCCCACAATGGCTGCTCCCCTGCTCAGATTCATATGGGCCTTTTCCGCCTCGTCTGCACCAACGGTCTTGTAGTTGCAATGCCTGGCATGTACACTTCAGTTAAGCTTCGCCACGTCGGTATCGACCTCAATGAGTTGAAGAAACTCATGGAAATTGTTGCCAATCAGTACACTACGATTGGTTCACACATTGAAGCCATGCAGGAGTTCAAATTGAACCAGGACCAGAGGGAAGAATTCGTTATCAGGGCAGTTGCTGCCAGGGAACCTCACGTATTCGTTAAGGAAGACGGTACCATCGATATGAAGAGAGCCACTACCATCATCAAGCCTGCCCAGATTGTTGAACCTCTCAGAGGAGAAGACAAGAAGGAAGACCTTTGGACAGTGTTCAATGTCATCCAGGAACGTCTTGTTAAGGGTGAATTCGAACGTCAGACGATGAACGGTCGTAGGACTAAACCTCGTGGCATAAATAATGCTACTCGTCATATTAACTTCAACAAGTCACTTTGGGAAATAGCTGAAAGCTATCTTTCCGAAGTTTCTGAAATAGTCGCATAATTTTTAAAAATCTAATATGAAAATAATTAAATTAAAGGGGATTTTTCCTTCAGAATTTAAAGAAAAACCTGATTATACTAAAGTGTTCAGGAAATATAGTTTTGAACCAGGTAGAATGTTATCTGGTTCAAAAACTATGTATCATAAACAATATCCAGATAATACAGTAGTATTTAATTCAAATATTATTACTAAAAAATCTGGTAAAATTTGGTATGGTGATGTTGACATAACTATGGAATTTGACAATCTTAAAAGTATTGCAGATGAACTTAAAGAAGATTTATACATTCTTTATGAAAGTGATGCTCGTTTTGAACATGAAAATGCAGGATTTAATTTTTGGAAATCTCACGCAGTTGCAGTTATTAAAACAAAATAAAAAACTAAAAAATGGGATATTATATTAATCACACATCGTATGGAGAAGCATTACCTGCAAGAGGTAAAGCTGATCAATTGATCGCATTAGGAGGTCAAAAAATTCCACAACCTAAAAAATGGGTAGAAAATCTTGTATGTGTTGTTGAAAATGGGCCATTTGATGCTGCAGGATACATTTTTTCTCAAAGAGAATTAGAAGATTTTTCATATCCAGATGATAATCGTAGGAAAATTTGGATAATTTTTCCTAACGCAGCAGAATTATCAGGATATAAACAATAATTTAAAAAACAAATATCTTTTAAAGAGATATAAAGAAAAAATAGAAGTAAAAGGCGAAGCAGTAAAAGAAATGGGATATAACTATATTTTAATATTAGATAAACATTATACTGAATTTATAGAAAACTATGTCAAAAAATATTCCGAATAATAAAGAAATAATAGCATTAGATAATTTTACAGCAATTAGATTAAGACCAACATTATATGTTGGTCAAATTGCTGAAGTTGATGATAAGTGTCCCTTAATTATTAATGGTATACTTACCGATATACAAAAAAAATATTCACCCGGGTTTTATCAATTGTTTATAGAAATATTAGAAAATGCTTTAGATGAAGCTAAACGTTGCAAGGGTAAAATGAAAAATATAACAGTTACTGTTAATTTGAACAATAATGAAATTTCTATAATTGATGAAGGCTTAGGTTTTCATGATGCCGCTCAAAAACATAAAAAAACTAAAAAAAATGTAGTTAGAACTGCTCTAGAAGAATTGCACGCAGGTTCAAATTTTGTAGACACGTCGACAAATCTACTAGGAACTTTTGGTTTGGGCGCTGCTGTAGTTAACATTTTATCTAAAAATTTTAAAGTTGAAACTACAAACAAAACTCATTACGTAAAATTTGAGTGGGATAATTTTAAAGTAGTTGACGAAGAAATAAGAAAAAAAGAATCAAAGGATAAATTAGGTACAACCATTACTTTTATTCCTTCACCAGAAATGTTTCTTAATTACAAGTGGGATATAGATTTAATAACTACTTACTTATCATTTAAAACTTTTCTCGTTAAAAATGACCCAATAATTAATAAACTTAATTTAAATGGTTATTTTATTAAAGATGGTATAGAAAAAATTATTCCTATAATAGTTACATTTGTTCCTCATAATCATATAGTTGTATCTACAAATTTTGGTATGATATATCTTTGGGAAGCTTATGAAAATTCATGTTCATTATCCTTTATTAATGGTTCACAGTGCACAGGGATACATCAGAAGATTATAAATGATTGGGTAAATGGATACTTTAACTACACATATGCTCATCATTTCTATGAAACACTAATATCTTTTAATGTTCCATCTCATTTAATGAGGTTTGCAGATCAAAATAAAACAAAATTTGCAACTTCTCGGGGTGAAATGGAAGAAGAAATAAATGAACTTTTTAATAATAAATTATTAAGACTTTTAAGTAAATCTGAAATTGCTCGTAATATTGAAAAAGCTATTGAAGATCGTCTTCATAATGAAAACATGAATAAGATCAAAAGAGCACAAAAGCAATCAAAACGAAAAATATCAGATAAGTTTAGTCCAGCTTCGAAATACAAACAAAATATATACATAACAGAGGGCTTATCTGCTGCAGGTTCGGTGAAACAAGCAAGAGATTCAGAAATCGATGCAATATATGCTTTAAAGGGTAAAGTAAAGAATGCCAGAAAACTTTCTGACCTTACTGCTAATGTTGAATGGATGGATATAATGAGTATTTTGGAAATAGAACCAGGTAATTTAAAACTTCCAGTATATGATAAAATTATCATCGCTAGCGACAGTGATCCAGATGGTGAACATATTAGTTCATTGATTATAAATTTCTTTTATAAATGGTTTCCGCAAATTATTGAAGATAAAAGACTTTATAGAATAATAACACCTTTAATTGCATGTGATTTAATTAAAGAAAGAAAGTACTTTCATACAATAGAAGAATTTCAAACATTTATAAGTGAAAATAAAGTAACTAATGTTAAATATCTTAAAGGACTCGGTTCTCTTTCCTTAAAAGATTGGGAATACGTTATGGAACATAAAATTTTATTTTCCATTATTAATGATAGAAGTGCAAATCGGTTTTTGGAAATTGCGTTTGGCGATTCAAGTTTGAAAAGAAAACTGTGGCTTGAGGAAAGGGGAAAATAATTAATAGTTATTAAAACTTATTAAAATCTTGAACATATCTATGGAATATATTATTGGATACATGTGATTAAAGATGTAAATGCCTCAAAGGAAAATAATAGAAGTTGACCCAGATGCAATTGATTGGGGACATATTTTAAATACTGAAGTTCAAAAAGAACTAGAAATATTTTTAAAAAATAAAAAAGCTATGCAGATAGAAAATTATGATGAATATGATGACAATGGTAATCCAATAGAAGATAAGCAAAATTGGAAAAATATTGCAGTTAATATTGCCAAAATTCCACTTCAAAAATTTACAAATATTAAAAATACGCCTTTTTATAGAGTAAATGAATTTGTGTATATGAATGATGGCTCAGAAGGACATCTTAATTCTTCTGATGAATTGGAATATTTTGCTTATCGTTATCATAAGATAAATAAATTTCATCCTAATATCTATAGATTTGAGCAGTTTAATATAACTACTTTTATTAAGAATTTATTTAAACATTGTAATGTACCCGAAGAATCTTATGTTAAAGTTTCACATCAAAGCAGAAATGAAGCACGTATAACATCATTACTTATTGCTTTTAAAGAAGATTTATTACTATATGTTGATGGTAAAGATAAAGGCGCAATTTATTATAACCCAAAAGATGAAAATAATAAAGATTCTTTTTTCTATATACTATTAGGACTTTTAAAAAGTGTTAAACGTCCTAAATTAACAAAAAATAAAATTTATGTCGTTCATCGTAATACTAATGCATTTGAAAAAACAGGTTTTAGTGTAAATAAAATAAAAATGAATCTTGAGGAAAATTATAATGACAATTTTCCTGAAATAGCTCAAAAAATTGTTGATGGATTAAACTCTAAAAAAGAAACCCACCTTGTTATTTTAAGTGGAGAAACTGGAACAGGAAAATGTGTAGTAGGAAATACAAAAATAACTATACGTAATAAAAAAACTAAAAAAATAGAAGAAATTAACATTGCAGATTTGATGTAGTTTTGGCAATTCCTGTTATTTTTATCATGGATATTTATCATGCTAATCCTGAATTATATGAATCTAATTCATTAATAGCTAAAAATAATATTAAAACTGCTAAACAAATTTGGAAAAAAGATGAATTTAAAATAAAAACTCTTAAGAAATTAGGATATGAAATTTTAATTATATGGGAATTAAATATATTTAAGAATAAAGAAATTGTATTAAAAGAATGTATAAATTTTTTAAAAAATGAATAAAAAGAAATTTAATTTAAGTAAAAAATTCATAGAATCAAAAAAAATAGATGATTACGAAGTTTTTACAGATACTGGGTGGGTTGATATAAATGCTATACATAAAACTATTAAATATGATATATGTCATTTAATTACAAATAAATTTGAATTATTTTGTGCAGATAATCATATAATATTTAAAAATGGGAAAGAAGAATTTGTTATAAATCTTTCTAAAGGTGATATACTTGATAGTATATTGGGGCCAATTGAAGTTATTTCTATAAAAAGTAAAGGTATTTCGGAAAATATGTATGATCTAGAATTAGATTATGATTCAAATAAAAGATATTATACAAATGGTATTTTGTCTCATAATACTAGTTTTATTCGTTATCTTGCTACTAAACTTAAAAAGAATATCATCTTTATATCTCCAGACATGGTTGATTCGATTACAGATCCAGCGTTTATACCATTTTTAATAAACAATAATAATTCAATTCTTATAATTGAAGATGCAGAACCTGCTCTTGAAAAAAGAAATTCCGCAGGCAGAAGTAGTGCGGTAAGTAATGTACTTAATCTTACTGATGGTTTACTTTCAGATTGTTTAAAAATATCAATTGTTGCTACTTTTAATACAAAAGAAAAGAATATTGATGAAGCACTTACAAGAAGAGGAAGACTTTTAATGAATTATAAATTTGAAAAATTAGTTGCTAATAAATCTCAAGCATTATTAAAAAAGTTGGGTCATAATGTTGAAATTAAAGAATCTATGACACTTGCAGATATCTATTTTTATGGAACTGATAATAACAGTGATAATTTTAAAACAAAGAAAATAGGATTTTAAAAAATTAAACATTAACAAAAAATTTAACACCATGGAAACAAATTTACAAAGAAAATTATTAGATAAATATTCAGAATTTTTTTCGCATACTAAACAAAAAATCTATATTCGTGAAAAGCCAATGATAGAAGAAATTGAAGAATTAGCAAAACAAAAAGAAATTGTAGAGCCAATACAGTTTGGAATAGAAACTGGAAATGGTTGGTATGTGATTCTAGACACTCTTATGCAAAATATTAAATGGTATCTTGAAAATAAAAATCGTTATAGAGCCAATGAATTTAAATATAAATGGATGTGGAATCTACAAACTTATTTACGTAGAAAACACTACAAAAAACCAAAACTTAAAGCTTTTGCTGAATGGCTTTATAAAAAAGCCCCAAGGAAAAAACAAATTCCAATTACTGTAAATGTTACTCAAATTAAAGAAAAGTTTTCAGGTTTACGTTTCTATTATAATGGTGGCGACGATATAATTTCAGGAATGGTTAATTTGGCAGAAAGCATGTCTTATAAAACATGTGAAATATGTGGAACTACAAAAAATGTAGGTTGTACAAAGGGATGGTTAACCACGTGTTGTTTGGATTGTTTAGAGAAAAATGAAAAATTAAAAAAATTAGTTTGGGAACCTTTAAAAGAAAAATAAGATTTTATAAATGAAAACTTCTTATTTTAAATATTATACAGGTGATAATGGTGTAGCTATATGCATATATCCTCCAGTAGATTGGTCGGGATGTCGATATCCAGCTCTTGAACCTGAAAGACAAGCATTTTATGCTATTAAAAATGGTCAGATAACTCAAGAACAATACGAAAAGTTATATAGAGAAAACGTATTAGCAAGATTAAATCCTCAAGATATTTACAATATGTTTAAGAATAATGTTCTTTTATGTTGGGAAGATTCAGGTGTGTTTTGCCACCGCCGTATCGTAGCAAAGTGGCTGTATGAAACCTTGGGTGTAATAGTAAATGAATGGACACCAAATGATGAAAAAATTATAAAGAAAAATTCTAATCCTTTATTTTAGTATTATGATAGCTTATAGAATATGTGAAAGAAAGGGAGAAAATCTTTTAACTTTATTTCATCCTAATAAAGGAAGTAGAGTTCTTCCAATGAATAAATGGCTTACAGCAGATATAAAAAATGTAAGTGATGGATCAAGAAAAACTTCTATAAATTATATTTCAGGATTTCATGCACTAGAAGATATAAATGAATGTAGAGAATTTATTAAAAAATTTAGAAAACAAAGAGATTTAGTATTGGTAGAATGTGAAGTTGAAGGAATAAGAAAAAAATATCATAGTAGATCTAATATTATTCTTGCTGATAAAATAAAATTATTGAAAATTATAGAAAAATTAATCATAAAAAATGAGAATAACTGATACGCATATTTATTTTTGGGGCAGTTGGATGTCGAATTGGATTCCACGAGATTGCAAAATATATTATGAACACCCAACAAGAAATGAACTATATTGTTTTAATACTGCTGAACAACTTTTTATGTGGTTTAAAGCATTATATTTTAATGATGAAGAAAAGGCTTGGGAAATAGTAATAACTGGGCAAGACCCTAAAGTTGCTAAAAATTTAGGAAGGCAAGTTAGAGGATATGTTGAAGAAAAATGGGCTTTAGTTCGTGAAGAAATGATGTATAAAGCTGTAATGGCTAAATTTAAATCTGACAAAGAATTAAAAGATAAGCTTTTAGCAACAGGAGATAAAATTCTTGTTGAAGGAACACCATTCGATGGAATTTGGGGAGTAAAAATAAAATGGGATGATGACCAAATACTTGATGAAAAGAATTGGAGAGGTCAGAATCTTTTAGGTAAAGTATTAATGGACGTAAGAGAGGAATTAAAAGTTGCGTAATGTTATATGTAGAGAATTATTTCAAAAAAACTCCTGATAATGCAATAAGGATTAATACTACATCAAAATCGGATGATTTTGGTAGAGGATTATCACCTTTCTTATTAGAGGGTGGGCATTTATATGGTGATTATTATGCAAAAAATGTTGAGAATGCTTGGCAAGCATCAAAAGTATATTCTGAATATATGGGAAAAAATGGAATGCCAACTGAAGAATATTTTAAATGGGCTTTAGCTATATGGAATTCTTCTTATGCTTATAGATATCCTATGGGAAAAGGAAGAATTCCTGAATATAGTTATTGGGATGGTGAAAAATTAGATTATGTTTCTGCTAGAAAGAAAATCTACATTCCTATATATGCAAGGGCAGTTATAAAAACTGAAGCATTTAAAAAACTTTTAGAACTTTATGAAAAAGAAGAAAGAGATATTTATTTAATGGATTTTGATGGATATAATCATGTTAAGATAAATAAATCTATGGAACAAGTTATAAATGACCCTCAGAAAAAAATGGGACATGCTTTTGTAATTTATAAACTTTTAACAGAGATGATTAAAAAAGAAGAATTAAAACCTAAAAAATTATTTTAAAAAATCCCTGATAAAAATATGGCAGATATAAGTAGGGCAGCCAAAAAAGTCCAGAAAAGAGAGGTAGATTCCTGCGATCCCGTGTTTCTCGTAAAAAAGAAAGGCTGGCTTAGGGTAAAAGCGGGCTCCGGCGCAAATGGAATTGGAGGACTTTTTTCAAAATAAAATAGAATTATGAATATAAATAATAAATTATATGAATAAAGACGAAGGAGTGGGAAAAGAAAGATCTAAACCTTATTATAATCATCCAAGAAGTGAATCTGAATGTAGAGAAAGACTTAAGAAATTAAATACTACTAAACACGAATGGACACACGATGATGTATCAGAGCTTTCAGATATAACAGAAGATCTTAAGATATATAGAGCTATTAATGACTATTAATATAAATAAATGAGTATAGGAAATTCATACCAAGAGCAAATCTTCTACCATTATATCTTAAGCAATTCTAGATATAAAGAAGCACCCTATTTTTTAACAATTTTTTAACGTTATAATTTTTTAATGTCAGATATATTTTTTATATTTACATATAAAATTATAAAAACATAAGTTTGTTCTGCTCCTACTTGTCGGTTTAGGGTCTCGATGGACAATGTGTACAGGCAAAAATTGCCCTTTAAAAGAAAATTGCTTCAAATATAACACTGAACCAGGCGATTACCAATCATGGTTTTGCAAACCTCTATTTATAGAAGGAGAATGTAAAGAATATGTTTATAATATGAAAAAATATGATAAGAAAATTTGAATTAAACGAAAAAGAAGAAGCAGCTTATATCGCTTTTACTAAAAAATTTTCCAATGAAAAATTAAAAAAAACTAAAATTATATTTTCTTTTTGTGGAATTGGTACAGGGATTACAGTAAAAGTAGGAAAAAAGAAAAAAGATATTACAGATTATAGTAGTTGGTAATAAGTTGTTGAAATATTTTTTTATTCAGAAATTATTGTTATATTTTACTCTATAAACTAGTAAGATGAGTGATATGGAATTGTATTTTGAAGTGCGTTCTAAATTATGGTCTGAATTGAGTTCTGAATTGCGTTCTGAATTGAGATCTGAATTAAGTTTTGAATTGGATTCTGAATTGAGATCTGAATTGGGTTCTGAATTGTGTTCTGAATTGGATTCTGAATTGTGGTCTGAATTGAGTTCTGAATTGCGTTCTGAATTGAGATCTGAATTAAGTTTTGAATTGGATTCTGAATTGAGATCTGAATTGGGTTCTGAATTGTGTTCTGAATTGGATTCTGAATTGTGTTCTGAATTAGATTCTGAATTGAGATCTGAATTGGATTCTAAATTGGAATATGAATTATAATATGAATAAGATGAATGTATTTGAAATATCTGAATTGTATTCTGAATTGAATTCTGAATTGAGATTTGAATTAGATTCTGAATTGTATTCTGAATTGGATTCTGAATTGTATTCTGAATTGTGGTCTGAATTGCGTTCTGAATTGTATTTTGAAGTGCGTTCTAAATTATGGTCTGAATTGTGGTCTGAATTGCGTTCTGAATTGTATTTTGAAGTGCGTTCTAAATTATGGTCTGAATTATGGTCTGAATTATGGTCTGAATTGTGTTCTGAATTGGATTCTGAATTAGGTTTTGAATTATAATATGAATAAGATGAATATATTTGAAATATCTGAATTGGATTCAGAATTAGATTCTGAATTATGGTCTGAATTGGATTCTGAATTGAGATCTGAATTGGGTTCTGAATTGAATTCTGAATTGTATTCTGAATTGAATTCTGAATTGAGATTTGAATTAGATTCTGAATTGAATTCTGAATTGAGATTTGAATTAGATTCTGAATTGAGATCTGAATTGGGTTCTGAATTATAATATGAATAAGATGAATATATTTGAAATATCTGAATTGTATTCTGAATTGTATTCTGAATTGAGTTCTGAATTGGATTCTGAATTGTATTCTGAATTGTGGTCTGAATTGGATTCTGAATTGAGTTCTGAATTGAATTCTGAATTGGATTCTGAATTGAGTTCTGAATTGAATTCTGAATTAAATTCTGAATTAAATTCTGAATTGGATTCTGAATTAAGTTTTGAATTAGCTTCTGAATTGTATTCTGAATTGGATTCTGAATTGAGTTCTGAATTGAATTCTGAATTGAATTCTGAATTGTATTCTGAATTGAGTTCTGAATTGTGGTCTGAATTACATTCTGAATTGAGTTCTGAATTGAGATCTGAATTAAATTCTGAACTGGATTCTAAATTAAGTTCTAAATTGAATTCTGAATTAAAATTAACAAAATGAGTGATAACAGATTATATGTAATTGGTAAATAAATGTTAAAATATTTTTTTTATTCAGAAATTATTGTTATATTTACTCTATAACTAAAAGATATAATTATGTTTAAAAGAACTCCTAAAATAGAAAACATTTTAGATTATGCAACTGCTAATATATTAGTTCATTTGGTTAAACCAAGTACTGGAAGATCTGTTAAATTTGTATCAACTGTTAAAGATAATTCATACATTGACAAACTTTGTTTTAAAACTAAAACTGGAGTTATAACTTTGAATGAAGGAATTAATATGGATTCTTATGAAGATTGGGTTGAATTTTATAAAGGTAAAGGCTTTGTAAAAATTTAAATTTAAAAATATGGACATAGGATCAAAAAATACATATCCTGCTAATTCACTTAGTAACTTCTCACCACATCCATTCGATATTGACGGGGTACATTGTAATTCAATGGAAGGTTTTTTACAATCCGTAAAATTTGAATCATTAGATGTACAAGAATACGTTTGTTCTCTTATCGGTATTACTGCAAAGAAAAGGGGTCGCACTAAAGATTGGCGTCAAAGTCAAACATTATATTGGAGAGGAACACCAATAAAAAGATCATCAAAAGAATATCAAAATTTACTTGATAGAGCTTTTACTGAATTGTACAAAAACACAAAATTTAAAGCTGCATTAGAAGCTTCGGGAAAAGCTACATTAACACATGATATCGGAAAGATTAAAGAAACTGATACAGTATTAACTCGAAGAGAATTTTGTGAAAGACTCACAAAACTAAGAGATTTTGGAACATTAAAAGAATAGCTATCTTATGAAATATATTTTTATAGTATTATGGAAATTCATCATGGTTGTATATTGGTTAGGTATATGTATGTCTTTTCCAATCGGATACACTATGTATATTATTTGGACGCTTAAATTTGATTTTAGGTGGGAAGATTGGTCACCATATAATAAAGTATGGAATCGATCTTGGAGATGTTATGAATATTCCTCTCTTAAAACACCTCGTGAAACTTTAAAGTTCCTTCTTGATATATAGAATATTATGGCATTTTTTAGTTTAGGTGATGACCACCATAATGACGATATTGGTCCGTTTTCACATTGGTTAGATGACGGAGATTATTCTGATAAAGATGAAGAAGAAAAACTTGATGAACCGCCGATAAAAATAAAAAAGAAACATGCGAAAAGTAAAAGCAAAAAAATCAAAAGATTTAACAAAACCAAAACGTAAAGAAAAAATAATTCGATTACCCATCAGTAAATTCATAGATACAAAATTTAGGGATTATGCTATATATGTCCTTGAACAAAGAGGTATACCCAGTTTTTATGATGCATTTACACCTGTTCAACGTTATATTTTAAAAAATACACCTACTTCATTTGTTAAAACATTAACAGTAGTAGGAAAATGCATACAAGATGGTTATCATCATGGCCCAAATTCTATCGAAGGTGCTATCAATAAATTAGCTCGTCCATTTGGTAACGCTCTGCCGATACTTGAAGGTGATGGTTTTTTTGGTACTGAAGTATCTCCATCACCAGCCGCTTCTCGATACACTGGAGTAAAAGTTTCTGCAATAACCAATAGTCTATTAAACAAATATAATCACCTCACTTCTCGAACACCAGATGGGCCGTATGATCCACTGTGGATGGATATTCCATTAGGACTTGTTTCTCCAATTGTTGGTATTGCAGTAGGCTATAAATCTACAGTTCTTCCTCGTAAATTAAAAGATATTCAAGAATTTTTTGCTGGAACTCGTAAAACTGTTAAACCTTATTTTGAAGGATTTACCGGCACAATTGAAAAGTATAGGGGTGTTGATAAAACATGGTTAATTTCATCAAATATTATAATTGAACCGAAACGAATTTTGGTTCGTGAAATCCCTCCAATTCTTAAGTACGAAACAGTATTGAAAAAATTAGATCATCTTATTAATAGATATGAAAATAACATACGTATTATAAATAACTCAAATATTAAAATTAACATCGACATTGTTTATACTGGTAAAAGTAAAGATGATTGGGAAGATATCCAAAAATATGTACAAAAAATCTTTTCAATAATTGTCAATGAAAACCCAGTATTTATAAAAGATGGTACTGTTCTTATATACAATTCAATAGAGCAGTATTTAGAGGATTATAAGTGGCAGATAGTTCGTTTAAAACTAAAAAATATTCTTTATGAACGTGATAAATTGGCATTTGATCTTAAATTTAATTATGCTAAAGAATTATTTATTACATTTATATTAACCAAGAAAAGAAGTAATGAAGAAATAGATACTTGGTTAAAACCATACGATAAAGATATTTGTGAAAGACTTGAAAGAATGACAGCAAGGAAATTCACAACAGATGAATTAGCTGAAACTAAAACAACTATAAAACAATTAGTAAAAGAATTAAAAGATAAAGAATCAGAACTTATAATTTCTCAAAATGCTTATGATAAATTTATAGACCCAACACTTGTAAAAGGTGTAGGTCATAGAGTAAGTGTAGTTAACTTATTTGAGACAGAAGATATTCACGATTTAGATGGTGTAACAATATGGCAGGGTGAAGATATATTCGACGAAAAAGATAAAAAAGAAGAAGAGGAAGATGAATAAATAATAAAAATAAATTTCTAAACATGAAAATAAAAATAAATAAAATGAAAGCAAGAACCGTTAATGAATCTATAAATCGTGAAGAGTCTAAAAGAGTATCTTCAATAGGCACATCTGATAAAATTCTTCAATTTATTGAAGATGCAGGTCCTGAAGGAAGAAGATATTCAGATATTATAAAACTTGCATATGAACTAAAATATGGTCCTGGAACTTATTCTAGAGAACATAGAGGTCATTGGTCAGGTGCATTCAAAACTCCTACACCAGATGATAGAGGTTTTGGTCATCTAATAAAGTATATTACAAAAAATGACAAAGGAAACTGGATATTGAGAAAACAAAAAATGTCTCCAGAAGAAGAAGCAAAAGTAAGTAACAGTGCACGTTATGGGTCATCGACTATAGGACCTAAAGTATTACCAGGTGGAAAATTCAATGTATAAAATAAATTATAACAAATATGAAAGCGAAATCAGTTAATGAAAGTTTAAATGATCAAGATTATAAAGTTGATCTTGAAGAAGAAATAAACTATGTAGCAGATATGCCTCAAAGCCCACAAAAAGGTGATCCAGAATATGATCAAGATATTGAAGACATTTATAGAACTGTAGATGAAATGGGAATTGACACAGAATCAGCTGTTTTTATTCCATCGTATGCTGCATATGATTGGCACGCAGTTTTAGCTAAATTAGAAGAAAAAGGAATTAATTTTAAAGTAGTAGAGCTTGACGGCGGAGAAGCTGCAGCAGTATTTGATGTAGCAGAATTAAAGGGTGTTAATGAAAATATGAGCAATGATGATTTCTTTGCTCAAAGAGATGAAATGAAAGAAGGATTTAAAGCAAAATATCCTCAAATTCGTGAAGTAGCCAGAAGTTTAGAAGCAAAATTAGGAATTCAATTAGATGAACTTCCAACAGATGATCTTGGTGATGAACTAGCTTTAAGAGAAGATGGCGAAGAAATAGCTTGCTTAATATTCGATGTAATCGATAGAAAAGTTAAACAAGATGAAGATAATCCTCTAGCACTTGTAATAGATGAAGATAATGGATTTCAATTTTATGCAGGTCCTCAACCTTTAGCTACATCTGCTCATAGTAAACAAGAAGAGAATGAAATGTATCAATCTTTAATTCCGGCTCATATTGATGTAGCACTTTTAACTAAACCTATATATGATCGCGTAGTTAAAGATTATAAAAGACTACTTAATGATTACGCTTAAATATGAGAGCTAAAACCGTAAATGAATCTATATCTTTTCAAAGATATCGAGATCCTAAAACGGCTCTCGGTATGAATTATGGGAAAAAGCCCTTGACTAATACTTGGAAAATTCTTGAATTTATAGGAAGCAAAAGAGAAGAAGGTGCAACATTTACAGAAATTCAGCATTTTATCTGGACAGTATTGTGGGGAAAATCTGAAGAAAGCTTTTGGAAAAAAGATCCATGGTACAAAGGAATGAGAATATCAAGATGCTTAACAACTTATTTCAGCGCTCTTACACAGGAACATTTTGATTTATTAAAAAAACATAAGGTAAATGTACAATTTCCCGGAAATCAAGATTATGGTTTTTCAGTATCAATAAGAGATTAAAAATATGAAAAAATTAGTAAAAGAAAATTTGAATGAATCAAGTAATTCTAATGAAATATTAGCAGAAATTGAATCTGCTTTACGTAATATAATAGAAACTTATGATCTAAATGGTTCAGAAGTTGAAAAACTTGACTTATCTTTGCTTGGTGATGCTCCAGGTTATGGATTTGTGTTTGAGATAAAACATAAAAAAATGGGAGGTTTCTATACAATTCAATATGATGCAACAAAAAATAGTCCATATCTTGCAGGTTTTGAGGATCAATATAGGCCTTATAATGATGAAGAAGAATTCGATGATCTTGAAGATGCTATAAATGCTATTGAAGGCTGGATTGAATATGCTTTAGAAAATTGGTAAAATAAAAAAATAATAAATGCAAATATGAAAAATACGTTTAATAATGATCAAGTAGAAGCAATCAATATGCTTGAAGAAGAAGGTCTTAAGTTAATAAGTACACCTCTTCAAATTAAACACGGAACATTAATGTTTCAAGATACTAAACTAAAATATGTTAGATATTCTATAACTGCAAGCGGATATGCAAGACGTCACATTTTTGGAGGAGTATCACGCTGGGTTATGCATGGCAAACAACCTGCGGCGATGTATCAGTTAAATAAAAAACTATCTACTAACGCTAATAGAAAACGTGAAGCTTCTCGTATTCTTAAACCGGGTGATTATTCAGGATTAGCTGAAATTATTTTACGAGTAGTTAACAAATATCGTAGAGATAATAATGTATCTGAAAATAAACAAGAAACTATAAGAGCAAAAAAAGTTAATGAATCACTAAATGAAGATATTTTTAGTCATCTAGAAATGTGGACATATAAAAAAGGTGATGAAGTAAGATTCCAAATGAAAGATGTTTCGCCTGAAGATTTTGAAGATAATGAAGAATTGGCAGAATCTCATAATGGACAAAAGGCAATCATAAGCAGCATAGCAACTGCAACAGCTACAGTGGATGATTTAGGTGATAAGAATTTTGAGTACTATGATATTGAATTTGGTGATGGTATAGAAATGATAGCCGTATCGGGCTATCATCTCGAACCAATATATAAAAAGAAAAGAAATATACGTTCAGAACAGCATGAAATGGGAGGACTTGGAGATAGTGATGAACAATCATTCAAGAGAAAATGGGGCGGAACATAATGGAGAAGGATTTAACAAATAATTTATTAAAAGAAAATTAAAAATGCGTATTGTTAAAACTTTACGCATCTTGTAGTTTATAACGTTTTATTGCTGCTTCGCTCATATGTTTTTTTGCTTCTTCGGTATGTTTTTTCCCAATGTTTACACCTTTCATACTATTACTTACCTTTTGTTTAAATTCTTCTGATCTTTTAATACCTAATTGTGTGTTACTTATTTTTTGTTTAGATTCTATTGAAAGTTTCCTACCCGTAAGTTTTTCAGATATTTTTTTTCTTGATTCTTCAGATAAACCTATATCTGTATGCCATTTTTTTGAAGATTTCCCTATATTTTCTTTATGTATTATAGAAAGTTTTTTACCTATATGAGAATTCTTTATTTTTTCTTTCGATTCGTCAGAATGATGTTTTCCTTTTATCCACGTTATTTTTCCTTTATTAGCATTACCTATTTTTGATTTAGTTTCTTCAGAATGGCAACCCATAACATGTAATCCACCTTTAGGACTTACATTATAACCATTAGGAACTAACGTATTAAATTGAATAATGTATTTTTCCTGTGCATTGAATGCTTCTTGTTTAGTAGAAAAAAATTCAAGAATTTTGCATTTAAATTTTTCTTTACCGTATTTTTTCTTTGCTTTATTAAATATAATTCCACTACCCAAATAATTATCATTTATTATATCTGTTGAATGATCGCCCACATATTGCGTGCCATTAATCAAGTTTGTAGTAATATACACAAAATTAAATTGTTTTTCCATGAATCTTATCCTTATTTTTAATATATACTATAGTAGGACAGCATTTACTTATCCGAATGTTGATTTATACTTCTAATATAAATCTAACTACTATATTCTATATATTCATTAAAACTTTTTATCTCTTGTCTTATATAATATTCAATAACAAATAAACTACAAATATGGCAACAATTAAAAAACAAATTGAATTTACAGCAAAAAATGTTAAAGTCTTTACTAATTGGTTAAAAAGATTTTCAAGTATAGACAATTCTTTACTATTAGAAATAGATACCACAACATCAGAGTTTATTGCTAAAACTTACAGTGAGGATCGCTCAGTCGTGAAATTTTCTAAGATAAAATTTGATGAAGCAGGTTTAACGACAAAAGCAACTAAAGATGCAAAAAGAATTAAGCTTGGCATTTTTAATATTTCTCGTTTAATTAAAACTATTGATCAATTCAACGATGAAGAATTTACAATTATAATTGAATTTCAAGAAATTGTTAACGAAAGTGATACACAATATGCTGCAGAAAAAATTTTATTAAAAAGTAAGAGTTTGAAAATGAATCTTGATTGTGCATCATTAAATATATTCAAATATATTTCTGATGATTTATTTATAAATACTATTGCAGTAGTAGAAGAAATTGGTAATTTTGAATTAATTAAAACAGTAATTGAAAAAATTAATACACTTAATAATTTGGATAATGAACATAAATTTATGGAATTTACATTCAAAAATAATAATATTAATGTAGCTGGTAAATCATATGATTTGTTAATTGAAGAAAAGAAAGTTACAGATGCTCAAATAACAATATTTAAAGATCAATATTCATCTTTAGATATTGAAAATTATACTGTTTTTTTAGGAGAAACTAGACTCGTATTTAAATCAAAAGATAGTGATACTACAACAGTTATTAGTAAAGCAGAAGATACAGAATCTTAATAGGTAAGTTAAATCCGTGCCTTACGGATAAGGATCAAAAGTCCATATCAAACGAAACGTCAATGGTAAATGGCGGCGATAACAGATAAAAATTCACAGAGAACACATTACTCAATACACTTAAAAATAAAATGTCAATAACAAGCATTAGACCTTTTATAGCTAAACCAACATCAATAATTACACTTGATGAAGTAGACGATGATATTGTTAGAGCAATCGACGAAATTAAAAGGAAAGATATAATAACAAAAGATTATATTAATAAACTATTATATATACCACTTAAAACTTATTTAAATAATTTTTTAAAAACTAAAGAAATAAGTTTAAATAATTTGGATAGTAAAAATATAACATTTGGAAGTTTTTGGGATTATCAACTAGAATTATTTAAAACTAAAGAACTTAATAAAGAAAAAAAGAATAAACCCACACATTTACTTAAATATTTTACATTAAAAAATATAGAAACTTTAACTAATTTTTTTAGTAAACATGGAAAAAAAGAAGATTTTGAAGAATTTATTAATAATATTCCGATAGGTCGTATACGACATCCTCTTGATGAGTTATTCACTGTTATGTGTAAAATTATAAACGAAGAAACACCAATATTAGATATTACAATTAATGGAGGAAGAAAAATAATTTTAAATAAACAACAGCAAGATCAATGGAAACTTGATATGATAAAATATTTTTACAGTTTTAAAGAAATTGAAGAATTGAACAAAGGATCATTTTATCAAGAAGAAATTATTAAACACGGAACTTTTATTAATACTTTAATGAATATTGAAGAAAAAGGAGTGGGGTGTGGAGAAATTCTTATATGTTATTTGTTTAAAGGCGCTATAGCACAGGGTGGAGCAATATCTTATGATATTGTTTTTCTTAATGGAAAAATATATGAAGTTAAAAGTTATATAAATGATAAAAGAGCGGGTATAAAATTGGGAAAGGAAGGAAACCTTACAAAATTTCCCTTTTGGCAAAAAATACAAAAAACTATACATGTAGTTTCTAAAATTATGATTAATAATCAAGAAATTTTAGAACAATCGCTTTCAGAATATTTCTTTACAATATGGAAATGCGTAATAAATGATAAAAAAAATGAAGAATCATATAATAAGGTTGTTGCGGCAGGAATACAATTTGGAGAAATTAGTAATACTAATTTAGCTATTTTAAAAATGTGGTACTTTTTAGCTCATGAATTAGTATTAAAAAGTAAATATGAAAAAACTTCTATTCCCGAAGACGTTATTACTAAATTAGATGATTTATATTATGTTAGATATCCAGAAAAATTAGATGATGATTTAGAAAATGTTTCCATTATATATTTTGAAGAAAATTCTAAATTAAACGCATTTATTATATTTAGACCAAATAAAGTTAATATAATAAAAAAGGGGGAATTTGTTTTTTATAATATAACTCAAGCTGCAGTTAAATTTTTAGAAACTGATATATCAAAAAAAACAGAAAGTATAGCAAAAACTGCATTTTTAGAATGGAAACTGATAATTAAAGAGATAATACAACAATTTGATTGTGATAAAGAAATATTTAGATATGCAATAAGAAAAATCCGCTACGAAGATTTCTATTATAATTTACAAGATGTTTTACACAATCAGAAATATGAATCTGCACGCAAAAAAGAATTTGAAGTTAAATACAAGCGATGGTCTGATCGATATCAACAAATGTTTAAGAGTATACAAAAAATTAAAACAAAAGAAATTCAAGAAAAGAAGAAAACTGAATGGCTTATTAAAAATTCTGAACCAATATTAAAGATTTGTTAATTTTAAAACTTCATTAATCAATTATCATATAATTAATAAAAACATGGAATTTAAAATAGATCCGTATAATTGCAGTATAGAAGAATTAGAAGGAGAAGTAGAAAGATTAAATAATTTGAAAGAAGAATATAATGGCATTCAAAATGCGATAAAGGTATTTATAAATTCGATCTATGGGGCATCGGGTTCACCTTGGTTTGAGTGTTATAACGTACTTTTAGCGGAAGCCGTTACATTACAAGGCCAAGATGTAGCAAAATATGCAAGTAAATGTATTGATGAATATTTTTTAAATTATTGGCATACTGATACTGAACTTCATAAAGCTTTAGGATTAACTCGAATTAATAAACTTAATGAAAAAACTTTTACAATTTATATGGATACGGATAGCGTCGGAAAAGATACAAGAGTAACAACGAATAAAAAAAGTATGACAATAGAAACATTATATAATGAAAATTTTAAAAATAAATATGATAAAACTTTAATTGGTCATGAATCAGTATCATCCCTTGATAAAATTTTAAACTGGAGTCCCGATGGTGGTTTATATTTTACACCCATTAAACGTATAATTCGTCATAAAGTTTCAAAATCGAAATGGAAACTTAAAACTAAATCAGGTAAAGAAGTTATCGTTACTAATGATCATTCATTGATAGTTTTTCGAAATAATCATCAAATAGAAATTAAACCTAAAGATGTTAGGCGAGGCGACAAAGTTATATGCATTAAGTAACATTTTATCAGTATCTGCATATTCAATAAATTTTTTGGTTCCTTTTTTATCACCATATTTTCGTTTAAAATTATTTAATGTTAAAGATTTTGATTTATTAATATACAACTCCTACTAAAGAAAAATCTATAATTAAACACGGAGAAGAAAAAGGATTAAAGATTTGGAATGATTATTATAACTAAATATGAAAAATAATATGGAATTTTATTTTGATGAAATAGAATCTTGTGAAGAAATTGGAACATTTGAAGATGAATATGTCTATGATGTTGAAGTAGATGATGATACTCATACATTTATTGCAAACGATATATTAGTACATAATAGTTGTTTCATTACATATGATCCTGTATTAAAATCATGTGATTATTCTGGAGATCAAGTAGATTTTATTCTTAATATTAAAAAATTAAGATTAGACAGTTATCTTAATAAAAAATTCGAAGAATATGCTAAAAAGTTTAATACTATAAATATACAAAATTTAGAATTAGAAAAAATTTCTTATTCTGCAATTATGGTTGCAAAAAAGAAATATATTTTAGATTTAGTATGGAAAGAACCGGGTGTTAGTTTTAAACCACAAGAGAAAATTAAATTTGTGGGTGTAGAAATTGTTCAGGGTTCAACTCCAAAATTTGCAAGAAAAGCTTTAAAAGAAATGATAAAAATGGCTTGTGAAAAAGGAAAAAATATTCAATATACAGATGTAGTTAAAAGATTAAAAGAATACAAAAAAGAATATGTTCTTCAAAATCCCGAAGATGTTGCAAAAACACAAGCACTTGGTGATTATGAAAAATATGCTTTAGAAGATAAAAAACAAATACGTTTAGCAGATAAGTGCCCTCAAAATGTTAGAGCTTCTGCAGTATATAATCATATTATTTTAAATAGTCCTAAATGGAAAACTAAATACAATATAATTAAAACCGGAGATAAGATTAAATTTTATTACACAAAAGATGGCAATGAAGTATTTGGTTTCTTGCCTAATTGTTTTCCTTGCGAATTTGCACCAGAAGTTGATTATGATTTGCAATTTAGTAAAACTATAATTGATCCGTTTAATCGTATTATGGAAGCTATGGGGTTTAATCCCATACCAGAAAATTTAATTTATGCATCTGCTCTTTTTTGAAAAGATTTAATTCACTTTTTTAAAAAATAAAACCATGACTACAATTTTTGAAGATGTATTAACTTACATTCAAATTGCTGATATTGGCAACACAATATTTAGACAGAATCTTATTAAATTCAATATTTATAAAGGTTGTTCAACAGTTGATAATTATCGAAATTATCTTACACAAGCTGGTTATTTATGCAGAATTTATTCTGGAGCATATAAATATGTTAAGAAAATTCCACACAATTTAACATATAAGCAACTATTAAAAGAAGCTTATCCTAATAGTGAATGGACTAAGATTTTATAAATATAAACATAATAAAATAAAGTCCGACAAATTTTTATTTGTCGGATTTTTTGATTATATTAGTACTATAAAAATAAACTAAAAATAAACAATATGAGCTTCTTTTCAGACGTAAACAAAGACACTATTTACAAGTTTTTAACAGATAATAATTATAACGAAATTTTAGTTAATGAATCACAAAGACATTTAACCTTTTATTTTGTTAAAAATAAAATTAAATTTGATTTTGATGTTATGGAAGATGATGATTGCGCAGCATTTTGTCAAAGACTTTCATGGGAAAATGTTATTAATTCTCATGAATTTAATTATTATAATGATATTTATATGCCATGGCCGAATACAGTAAATGTTTTGGCAGCTATGAAACGCAGACTTAATAAATTTAATAAACTTCAAAAGAAATTCTAATATGTTAGAAAAAAGAAAAGGTATTCCTTCTTGTAAAGGTTATTATGATTCTAAATCCGGAATCAAATATCATTATGATTCTATGACAGAATTAGCAATGATGATGTATATGGATGATAATGATTTGAAGTGGGAAAAGAATACCAAATTTCGTATTCCTTATTTGTTTGAGGGAAAACAAAGAAACTATATACCAGATTTTTTCATAGATGAAGTTGATAGAAGAATTATATTAGAAATTAAAGGAAGTGATGATAAACCTGAACTTCCGTTTAAATGTAAAGCTGCGAAAAAATATTGTGAAGAAAATGAAATGTATTTTCAGTTAATGCCTTATGCCTTGGTAAGAGAATTAGTTAATTGGAATAAAGTAAAAGAATATCATAATGCCCATAAGTAATGGAAAAAAGACTATTAGTTATACAAGAGCATAATGCTAATCGTGCAGGATTACACTGGGATGTTAGATTTGAAGATTATGGTGATATACACATGTATATAGAAAAAAGAGATCCAAGCACAAAAGAACCTTACAGTACTGGTGCTGATAAGATATCACATTCAGGATATAGAGTACTTAGATCATTTGTTATTCCTAAACATCAATTTCCTACAATTCCCGGAAAAGTTCTTATGGCAATTAAAGTTGAAGACCATCCATGGGAATACAAAGATTTTGAGGGAACTATAGAATCTGGTTATGGTGCTGGTGAAGTTAAGTTACTTTTTTGTGATTATGTTAATGTATCAAATTATACAGATGAAAAAATTACATTCGAATATAACGAGCATTGGTACACGATATTTAATACTGGAAAAAATTATTTGATAAAGATAAATAAATGAAAATAAACATTAAAATAGATATAATTGATAAGTTAACTCCCGAAATTATTCAGGATATGCAGAAAATATGGTTTACTGCAGATTTACATCATTCTCATGATCGAATAATTTCAATTTGTGGAAGGCCTTGTTCTCAGCTAATGCATGAAGAATGGTTAGTTAAAGATGTTATTAATAATTATGTTAAAAAGAAAGATGTGGTTTATTATATAGGAGATATTTCATTTGCACGTAAACCTGATGCAGATAGATTTGTTGATAGACTTAATGGTGAAAAGTTTCTTATTCTTGGTAATCATGATAAAAGTTTAGAAAAATCTACAAGATTTACACAGATAACTCAAATAAAAGATTTTTCTTACTCAAAGTTTGGATTAAATATTCATATAGTACTTTGTCACTATTGTATGTTATCATATAATCGTATGATACATAACGCGTGGCATCTTTTTGGTCATAGTCATTGTCGTCCTTTAGAGGGACAGCCTAAATTATCATTTGATGTAGGTATAGATAGAATAGGTTTATGGCGTCCATATAATTTATATGAAATATGTCAAATAATGAATAAGAAAGAATTAGGATATGATGAAGAAAGTATATTAAAATCTTTATTACACAAAAATGGTGAAAAAACTTTTGTTTGATATTAAATAAATATAATAAAAAATATGGCAAACTGGAAAATAAAAATTGATGTATCTGATATCTGGGATCGTTATGATGAAGATAATTTTGAAGAAATACAAAGCGAAATTTGCGATAGATTATCAGCAGATATTGATGAAGTTAATGATAAGTTAGGTGAATATGAAGCGATGAAATTTGAAGATCTAATTCAAAACCTTCGTGATGTAGAAGATATTGAAGAATTTGATTATGTATGGCAGGATTTTTATGATTGGGCCGACGCTAATTTAGTTTGGTTAGGAACATTCTAATGATAGAATCTGCTGGTTTAGTCATTATAATGTTTTTTCGGAATTTATTACATTTGCTAACTTAAAAATAAAAGACAATGCCAAGTTCAAAAAATTTGCGGAACCAATTAACAGGTTCACCGGCTGGTGTTAAAGTTGATAAGTCCAGGGCAACTAGATATATCCCAATGAGAGAAACAGCTTTCCCAGAGAAGAGCAATAACTCAAAGGGTAAATTAGTAGCTAATCGTGCTCATATCTTGGAAAAGGGGATTACCATCGTATCACAACTACTGTTAGAGCACCCAACAGGGTCAAAGTGGTATGGTACTTATAGTATTCCAAAGGGTCACATTGAAGAGGGTGAAGATCGTTTGACTGCAGCAATACGAGAAACTAAAGAAGAAGTAGGACTTGAATTCAACATAGATGAAATTAAACTAAAAGATGAAGGATACATAAATTATATTGATGAGAATATAATTTACTTTATTTGAAAAAACATTTGATTCCAAATAATATGGAATATGCTTGGGCAGATGTATATGGGCAGATAACAGTATTAAATAAAATATAAAAATCTATTAAAACTTTTTTGCCATAAAGTTATATAATATTTAAATAATTTTATGGCTAAAAAAATGTCTGCAGCTAAATCCTCAGGAAATAGCAAACCTTCATTCACAGAATTAAATGATTTGCTCTCAAAATTTTCTCCAGACGGAGCAATAGTAGAAGATAGTATATATGCGAGGATAGACGAATGGATACCTACCGGTTCGTATATCCTTAATGCTGCGTTAAGTGGTTCCCTATTCGGTGGTATGCCTAACAGGAGATCACTTATGTTCGCAGGAGAAGAGGGATGTTTACAAAAAGATGAAAAAATTGAGATATATATATTAAAAAGTAATATATCTCAAAAACATGAAATCAAAAAATCTTGAAGATTTATTTTTCTTTACTTCTAATTCGAATCATAAAAGAAAACGATTAAACAATCCTGTTTCTTATGATTTATTCAAAGAAATCATTTTTGAGATAATTCCATCTTTGAATAAGAATATAGAAGAAAATTTTCTTATACAAAAATATGAACATTATTTAAATATTTTTAAATTAAAAAAATCCCAACCTAACTTATCATTTTTAGGATTCTATAGTAATACTCGTTTAAATAAAAGATATTATATTAGTAGAGGATGGAGCGAAGAAGAATCTATATCTTTCATTAAAAAATTACAATCTAATAATTCTCTAGAAAAATTCGTTAAAAAATACGGAGAGAGATTAGGTTTAGAAAAATTTAATGAATATACTATTAAGAGATGTAATACGTATTCATTAAATTACAATGCGGGTAAACATAAAAAATTTTGGAGACCTTCACAGATAAATTATTGGTTAGATAAGGGAATTAGTGAAGATGATGCGAAAGCAAAGATGTTTAATTTTTATTCTAATCTAGGAAAAGAATCTTATATTAAACGAAAAGAAAATGGAGAAGAAATTTTAACAGTTAGACAAATAAAATATTGGATTAATAAAGGGCTTTCACTTAACGACGCATCAGAACAATTACGCCAAATTCAAGATACACGATCTTTAGATCATTACATAGAATTATATGGTAGAGAAGAGGGTATAATAAAATTTAAGAAAACAATAGATAAATGGTTAAACACATTAAATTCTAAAACAAATGAAGAAAAATTAAGTATACTTATAAGAAAAACAACACGATCTAAACGATATTCACAAAAATCTATAGATTTATTTGAAGAAGTTTTAAAAGTAATAAAAAATAAGTATAATATTGAATTTAAAAGAGTATATATGGGAAGTAATGAATATTTCATATATAATTATGATAATAAAAAGATAAATTTTTATGATCTATGTATAAAAGATATAAATTTAATTATAGAGTATAATGGAGTAGCTTTTCATCCGAATAAAGATATACTTTCCGAATCAGAATGGAAAAAATGGATTAATCCTATATCTAGAAAAACTGCAGATGAACAATATTTAAATGATGAGTATAAACAGCAATTAGCGTTGTCGAGAAAATTTAATTATCTGGTAATATGGGAAAATGAAACTTTTGAATATGCTAAGAATAGAATAATTAATAAAATATTAGAATTAAATGAATGTAGAACTAATTAAACAAGAATTGCAATTTGTTTTAGGAGAAAATTTTAAAACATTTTTAGGAAAATCTTTAATAGAATGTAGTGAAGAATATCTGAAAAAGAAATTTGATGAATATGTTAAGAATCATTCTCAGAAAATAAAAATCAAAGATTTAATTGATAATTATCAAGAGACTGCGTTCGTCATAGATACTCCTGATGGGTTTAGTGAAGTAGGAGACTTTTATATAAAAGGTCCAAAACCTATATTTTACATAGAGACAGTAGATAACTTTAAAACAAAGTGCTCTAGTGATCATATGTTTGAAACATCTAAAGGATGGAAAAAAACCGAAGATTTAATATTAAGTGATCTTTTACTAACAAAAGATGGATATAGAAAACTAAAAATAAAAAAATCATATAAATCAGAAATTGTTTATGATTTTGAAATTCTTCATGATAATCATCGATATTGGTCAGGAAATGGTTTAAGTAGTCATAATTCTGGTAAGACATATCTTGCTTGCAGTATTGTACGTAATGCTCAATCAATGGGTTATTTTCCAATCTATTATGATTCAGAAGGTTCTATTGATGTCGATTTTCTTAAAAGATTAGGAATCGATACTGCGAAAATCCGTATTGAAAACGTAGGTACAGTTGAAGAATTTACAACTTTAGCTGCTAAGCTTAATGAGACTGTTTCAGAACTTAAAGCTGCTAAGAAAGATGTACCAAAAATCATGGTTGTTCTTGATTCATTAGGAAGTTTATCATCTACAAAAGAAAAGACTGACGCTACAAGCGGATCAGATAAAAGGGATATGACCAAATCTCAACAAATTCGTAGAACTTTTAGAGTTATTGGTAATGATTTTGCTAAGAAAGGTATACCCTTTGTAATTTGCAACCACGTGTACGCTTCAATCGGTTCATTTATAGGTGGTAATACTATATCTGGTGGTGGAGGAGGAAAATATTCACCTTCGATAATGTTTACACTTACGAAATCAAAATTGACTGATAAAGATTCTGAAGAACATGTTAAAAAACAAGGACTTGAGGGAGCAAAAGTTGGTATAGTTGTAACCCTTTGGCCCTATAAGCAAAGATTTGCACGGCCAATTCCTGTTAAAATTCATATTCCATTTTATAAAAAGCCAAATCCTTATGTAGGTTTAGAAAGATTTGTAAATTGGGATAATTGTGGAATTGTTAGAGGAAAAATGCATACCCAAATAGAATATGATAAATTAAAAGATGATGAAAAAAAGGTATCTTTTCAGTGGCAGGGTTGGGATTTAGTTGAAGAAATAAACACAAAAGGCTTAACTGTTTCAGTAAAAAAACCTAACGCCAAAGTTTGGGTAGAACCAAGAGATACATCAAAATATCTTGTTTGTAAACATTTAGGAGGAGAATTTCCCGTATCACAATTATATACTTCAACAGTATTTACAGATGAAGTATTGCATGAATTAGATAATAATATCATAAAGAAGACATTTTCTTTGCCTTCAATAGAAAGTTTAGAAGATTTAGCTGAAGTAACCGATGATTTATTAGATGACAATGAAATAATAGAAGATCCAATTGATTTAACAAATTTAGGAAATTAAAAATAACTAATATGACAAGAGCAAAATTCAAATGTAATAGTGTAGAAAAAAGATTAGGGTGGGGAGAACATAAGTATTTATGGGCTGCAAAATTCACTCCCGTTACAAGCGGCAGTGATGAAAACTTAAAATTTTATGCTGCTACACCAACAGGTTTAATAGAAGTATCATCTGTAAAAAACGATTTTTTTGAAGTAGGTTTAGAATATTATGTAGATTTTACACCAACTATATAAGAATCTTTTAACAATTTATTAAAGATCTAGAGAAAACTTTAGATCTTTTTGTTGATATAAAAATAAACTATTTTTAGAATATGAAGCCTATAAATGAAAAAATTGTTAAAATTAAAAACCTTATTGGAATAATTGAAAATCCTACACACATAGATCTTTTATTTGAAATTGTATCATTTCTAGATAATGAAAGACGATATGAATCAGAATTTAAAACACATGAAGCATTTCTTAAAACTCGAGTAAGAATTTCATCTCTTTTGTCTGATGATTTAGATGAATTAGTTAAACTGGGATATTTAGAAAAACTTAAATATTCAAATTATAAAGTAATAAAACATTTATGGGAATTATAAATATTCATTTAATATGAGCATAAATAGCTACCAAGAGCAAATTTTCTACCATTATATCTTAAGCAATTCTTTATTTCTTAATACAACAAAGCCTGATTTTTTCACAAATCAAAATATTAAAGAATTATTTGAAATTGCCAAAGAGCATTGTTTAAGATATAAAGAAGCACCCTCAAAGGAACAAATGATTCAATTGGTTCAAATAAAAGGACTAAGTGAAAAATTTACTAATGATATAATTGATGCTGTTTATAATACAAAACAACTTTTATCACAATATGGTGATCAATGGTTGGAAAATAATATAGGACCATGGATTGAAATTAGAAATCTTGATAATGTGATGCGAAAAGTAATCGCATACATGAAAACTACAACAGTTACAGCAGAAAATGCAAAAGAAGTTGTTGAAAAAGCACGTCATATGCTAACGTCAGAAACTATTATAGACTTTACTTTTAATATGGGTAAAAATTTCTTTGACGCTGCATCTCACTTACAAACAAGATTAGCAAGAACTTCTACGGGATATAATTTTATAGATTTATGTACTAAAGGTGGTAATTGGAAAGGATCACTTATAGTGTTATTGGGTGCACCTAAAGCCGGAAAATCTACTTGGCTTTGTAATTTAGCAGCAAAATCTGTAATTAATGGGCACAATACAGCATATATCACATTAGAATTACAAGAAGAAATTGTAAACATGAGAATAGGCGCAAATATGTTAAATATTCCTTTAGATGATTATGAAGAATTTACAAAAGATCAATCATTACTTAAACAAAAACTTACGAATTTAAAACAAAGATCTATTAAACCTCTTGGTGAATTACATGTTAAAGAATTTCCATCTTCAACTGCATCTGCAAATGATATTGGTGCTTACTTAAGAAAAGCTCAAGAAATATTGGGGTATAAATTTGAAAACATTTTTATAGATTATTTAAATATTATGAAAAATTGGAGAAATCCTAACACTGAGAATTTATATATGAAAATAAAACAAATTTCTGAAGATGTTAGAGCAATGGGGCAAGAAAATAATTGGGCTATTATTTCACCTACTCAAACCAATCGTTGTTTAGACCCAAATACTATAATATATCATAAAGATAAGGGAAAAATTAAACTTAAAGATTTAAAAATAAATGATTTTATATTAGGAGATGAAGGGTATGTAAAAGTTAATAATATTTATAATAATAAAAGTACAAAAACATATAAAATAAAAACTAAATCTGGAAAAGAAATCATCTGTTCTAAAAATCATGTATTTCCTATTAACAACTCATTACAACAAGTATCAAATTTTCATAAGGGAGATAAGATATATATAAGAACAAATGAGTAAACGAAAAAAATATATGAGTTATGGAAGCTATAGAAAATTTTAAAATTAAACTATTAAAATTAAGTTTTAATATAAGTTTTGATATGCATTGTATTAAAACTTTAAAAAGTTTAAATGATTATTTAGAATCAAAAAATAAATATCATACATATGATTATGATATAAGAAAAATAATAGATTTGTTAATATATGATTTTTCTGAATATGATATTATTAAGCGTTTACAAGAAATTAAAAATTTAAAAAAAGATAGTTCAACAAAAAAATCATTTTTAATACGATATGGAGAAATAGAAGGAGAAAAAAGATATTTAAAAAGATCAGAGAAACAAAAAATAACAAGTACAAAAGAATATTTAATTGATAAATTTGGAGAGGAACAATCTACATTAATATTAAAATCGAAATGTCCTAATAATTTGGATACATTGATTAATAAATGTGGAGAAGAAGAAGGAAGAAAAAAATATGATAATTATATAAAAAATTATAAATTTGGAAATTCACTTGAAGGATATATTAAAAAATATGGAAAAGAAACCGGGAAAAAATTATATGATAAAAGACAAGAAACATATGCTGTTGTAAATACAAAAGAGGGTTATATACAACGACATGGAGAAAAAGAAGGATTATTAAAATGGGAGAATAAAAATAAAAAAAATTCATATAAAAAATCAAAACAATATTATATTGATACTTATGGAGAGGATGGAAAAATAATATTCAAAGATCATACTTGGTATGGTAATATAAGAAGAAAACACGGAAATAAATGGTTTGAAAATTTTTTAAAAGAAAAAAGAAATAAATCTAAAATACCACATAAAGAAAAATATATTCAAATATATGGTGAAATTGAAGGAAATAAAAAATATAATGAATATATTTTAAAACAAAAATATGCGCATACTATAGAATATTATATTGAAAAATATGGAGAAGAACAAGGTAAAATAGAATATATAAAAGCAAAAAAAAGATTAATTGATAATTTAATAAATAAAAAGAATGCATCGGATATTTCAAAAAATTTATTTGAAATATTAAAAAATAAACTTAATGATGAATATTGTAAATTTATGGGAAATAATACAGAAATGTTTATTTATGATGAAGTAACTAATAAATTATTTTTTTATGATTTTACATATAATAATAAAATAATTGAGTTTAATGGAGATTTTTGGCATATGAATCCACTTAAATATAATGAAAATGATGTTAATAAAATGACTCATATTTATGCTAAAGATATATGGGAAAATGATAAATATAAACAAGAATTAGCATCAAAACATGAGTATAAAATAAAAATTATATGGGAATCTGTGTATCATAAAAATAAAGAAGAAATTATAAATGAATGTTTAAATTTTTTAAAAAATGAATGATATTAAAATTATTGAAGATGAAATCGTATCTATTGAAGAATATGATATAATAGATACAATTGATATTGTGGTAGATTCAAACCATAAATTATTTTTTGCCAATGATATATTAACACATAACAGTGGTTGGCTTAATAATGATTCAAATATTACATCATTAGCAGAATCTGGTGGTTTATTACATACAGTAGATCTTTTGTTTGGAATTGTAGCAGATCCACAAATGAAAGCAAGGGGAGAATACTTTTTAAAATGTTTAGCAAATAGAGTAGCAGGATATGAAAATTGTAGACAAAGATATACAATAGACTGGAAATACGCGAGAATTGAAGAAGATAGAAACTCTCCAATTCAAGATATGGAGTTTTTTATCAATAATGTAGCAGCAGGACAAAAACAACCAAGAGGACAAAAACAACACTCAACAACTACAACTATTGATGCAGTAATAAGCCAATCACTTCAACCTCTAGAACCAAATTCTCCAAGTAATATAGATTTTGGAAGTGTGAAAAATAGTGTAAATGAATTATTTAATATATAAATTATGAAAAAAAATGAAGATTATAGTCGCGAAAAAGAAGTGGATGATTTATGGAAAGAATATCATATATTAATGAAAAAAATAAATATATTTACTTATAAACTTCATAAAGATTATCCTGAACTTACAGGAGAAGATCAAAATAAAATAAGCAAAATATGAAAAATTCTGTTGAAAATAAGAATGAATTAAAAACTGATAAAATCATAAATAACTCTTTTAATCAAGGCGAACAAATTTATGAAGATTTTGGTAACACAATGAGAGTTCATGATAGTGTATTTGTACTTTATGAAGATCAGTTAGGAGAAAATATTATCGAAAAACGAACATTAAAAATGTTAGATGATGAAATGTATAATATTTTTGAAATTTCTCCTTATTTTGAAAAATACAAAACCCCTAAAAGAGCTGATGGAAATGATAGAATTAAAATGTATTATTATTTCAAAGAAAAACTTTTAGAAGAAAAAAAATACTCCAACATAGAAATTTTTATCGCGTTTGCAGAATTTTTTCAGGTTAATTATGATCAACTTTATGCTGAAGTTGGAGTACTTGATAAAGAAGAATTGTTACGAGAATTAAGTGAAAAGTATGGTTTAATACATAGAATTAAAACAAAAAGATTATTTTAATATGAAAAACGAAATAACTATAGCAGTATCCGGTAAAGCTAAAACTGGTAAATCAAGAGTAATTTATATAATAAAAGAAATACTAAAATTATATAATATTGATGTAGAATTCGATCCTTCTCCAGATTTTGTAAATGAACAAATATTTAATAGAGTAATGAGAATTGATTTAGAAAATGCTTTTAATGCTAAAACAAAAGTTGTAATTAAAGAAGAACAATTACATATTTAATAATAAATATTATAAATGCAAGTAACCTCTTTTAAATTAAATACACAATATATTAATTATAATAGAATTTTTCTTTTAAGTGATTTACATATAGGAGTTCGAGCTAATTCTTTAGAATGGTTACAAAATATAAAAATATTTTTTAAAGATTTTTATATTCCATATATTAAAGAAAATGTTAAAGAAAATGATCATTTATTCATACTAGGAGATATTTTTGACAATCGTCAACTTCTAGATATTTATATGATGAACACTGCTATTGATATAATTATTGAATTAGCTGAAATACTTCCTATATGTATTTTAACAGGAAATCATGATATTTATAAGAAATATGATACAGATATTAACTCGATTGCTGCATTAAGATTTATACCAAATGTATTTGTTTTTCAAAAACCCACAATTGTTACAAATGGTAATTCTAAAATACTCATTTTACCATGGATAGGTAATAAAGAAGATGAAGAAAATTATATTCATACAAATAATAATATTGATTATGTTTTTGCGCATATAGATATAAATGGATTTAAGTATGATAACGGAAGAGAAATTAAAACTTCTGGAGCAAATTTATTTAAATTCAAAAAAAATATTAAAAAGTTATTTTCGGGGCATATTCATAAAAGACAAGAAATAGGAAACTTTATTTATATTGGCTCTCCGTATCATACGAAACGTTCAGATATTGGAAATAGTAAAGGATTATATTTATTTAATCCTGAAACGGATTCCTTCTCGTTTATCTTAAATGATTTTTCACCTATATTTCAACGAATATTTTTAGAAGGAATTTTAGAACTTTCTTTAGATGACACCATAAAACTATTAAACAACAATTATACGGATATTATAGTTCCTGACAAATATATACATTTATTTAATTTAACTAAGTTTATAGATATATTGAAGGATTGTAAATATAAAAAAATTGAAACAGCCAATGAAAGAAAAAAACTTGATGATGAATTAAGTAATGCGCTACAAAACATTGATATTCGAGATATTTTAACTCTGTTAGAAATGAATATAGATGATCTTGGATATCAAATGGAAATACTAGTTAAATTAAAAATTATGAATAGAAAATTTTATGAAAAAGCTAACAATGAAAATATTATATAAATTTAATACTTTAAAAATATGGCACTAATTATTGAAGCACCCAAAGAAGTCTATTCATTATATAATAATAATAATATTAAATTATTTTTAGCTGGAGGAATTGCTGGCTGCGAAGATTGGCAAAATTACGTAGTAGGAGAATTACAGGATGTTAAAAATCTTACTATCTATAATCCGCGTAGAAAAAACTCTCCGATAGAGGATCCTTTAGCAAGTGAAGAACAAATTACATGGGAATTTAATCATTTAAGAGATGCAGATATGATTTTATTCTGGTTTTCTCGTGGGTCACTAAATCCTATAGTTTTATATGAATATGGTGCTCATGGAATGTTCTCAGAAAGACATATTTTTGTAGGGATTGATCCAGAATATACAAGAAAACAAGATGTTATGATACAAACTACTTTAGGACGTTCAGAACAAATTATACACACATCTTTAGATACAATGATAGAAGAAATAAAAGAGTTATTACGAGAAATTAATAATAATTGTATTTAAATAAAATATTCATAATTTTTTAATCTATAAATGCATATAAATTCTCTTGAATTTCGAAATGTAGGGCCATTCGGAAATCGTCTTCAACGAATTGATTTTCCAGAAGAAGGTGGGCTCTGGATGGTGTTGGGTAGAAATGGCGCTGGAAAAAGTTTTTTTGTTAACCTTCCGAAAATTCTTTTATATGGAAGATTAGATAGATTTAAGAAAAATGAAATTGCAAATAGATTAAATATACATGCTTGGATTAAAGGAACTTTTCGAACTTCTCCTGAAACACACATAACTATTGAGCGTAATTTTTTACCATCAACCCTTTTAGTTGAAAAAAATGATAATGATATTGGAAAGGCGGGAATTGTAGATTATCAAACATATATAGATCTTGAAGTCACTGGATTACCATATCATATTTTCTCAAATATTATTTCATTAAGTATTAATGATTTTAAATCTTTTATATCAATGACTCCTTATGATAAGAGAATCATTATTGATAAATTGTTTGCCATAGAGATTATCAATAAAATGAATGAGTTGGTAAAAAGAGATTTGCGAGATGTAAAAATGAACATGGATTTATTTGATCGTGAAATAATATCATTAAAAAATAACATTGATGTTGCTGTTAAAGAACTACAAAAATTAAAAGATCAAATAATACAAGATAATAGTTTAAAAATTATACAATTATCAAAGAAGTTAGAAGCGTATAAACCCAAATTACAAAACGGTTATGATAAAAAGAAAATATACGAAAATAAAAGAACTGAAATAAATGAAGCGTACTCAGTTTTTCAACGTCAAAGAATGAAAATACAACATGATATAAAACACTTAAAAGAACAAAATGATTTATTTAAACAAGAAAAATGTCCTACTTGTGCAACGCCTTTTTCTGAATCAAGATTTAATTTAATTAAAGAACAATTACAAGAGAATATTATACTTAAAAATAATGAATTAAATGTAATAAATTCAGAAGAAAGTAAATATACATTAGCATCAAATAAAATACAAGAAGGAATTACTACTATAAATAATTTTATTATTCAAGTTCAAACACTTTATAATACTATTGAAGCTGAAATGACTAAATTAAAAATGGATAAACCTAAAGAATTTACAAGTATTCAAAATATTATATCTAATAACACAACAACATTAACAGCAAAGAGTAATGAAAAGGTTAAATTTGATGAAGAATATAAATACTTAGCAATTCTTGAACAACTTTATTCGGATACGGGAGTTAAAAAGAAAATATTGGAAAGTTATTTACCAACACTTAATAAAGAAATTGAATTTACTCTTCATGAACTTCATTTTCCTTATACTTTATTCTTTAATGCAGATTTTGAACCAGAGATGCATCATTTGGGATTCGAAATAGGAGTTGATACATTAAGTACAGGAGAAAAAAAACTTGCAGATATTACTGTTCTTATTTCAATTATAAGAATGTTAAAAAGGAAATATCCACAATTAAACATTTTTATGTTAGATGAAGTTTTATCTTCTCTTGATGGTGATAAAATATTTGATGTTCTTGGTGTTCTAAAAAATTCTGCAAAAGAATTAAATATGAATATATTCGTAATTAATCACAGTATTTTACCAATAGAATTTTTTTCACATAAAATTGAAATAGAAAAAAATAATGGATTTTCTGATTTAATTATTACACATCTTGATGAATAATAAAAAGTTAAAATAATCTTATAATTAAAGTCATTAGCAATAGTGACTTTTTTCTTTTTGTTTATATAACAAAAGAACATAAAGCTCCTTTTGCTTTGAATATATAAATAAAAAATAGATATGAGAGCAAAATTAGTTAATGAAATTATTCAACAACCATTCACAAATAATACACGAAATCAACCGATTCGTGGTTCATATCTATTAAGTAGAGCACAATATGAAGATGTTGATAAGCCAAGATTTAAAATTGAATGGAGTTTTGGAAAAGAAAATAATGATACTAATTATTGGAGATTTTTTGATGAAAATGATAACATAAGATCAATGTCTTATGTTAAACGTTTGGCTGATGAAGTAGGAATATTAAAAGAATTTAATAAATTTATAGAGGAAATTGAATCAGATAGTGATAATTTTAATGGTGTAGGTGGTATTAAAATCATAAAATAATATGTTAACAATGGTTAGAGAATCATTATACGAATTTACAAAACAAATTAGAGATATAAAGACAAAAACTCCGCGTTTAATTGGTGCTACTGATAAATGGGGTGATACTGAAGAAGATGAAGAAACTAAAGATATCGACATTGATGTATCTGATATGATTGACACCGATTCTATAGACATCGAAGAAGATGGGTTTGATGATGAATTACACAAAGCATTAGTTAATGAACTTAAATTTCCTGAATTTAATAGAAGAATTGTTAAATTTAGATTAAAGAACGATTTAACTAAAATATTATACGGAATCCCTATGGCAAAAATGGGAGAAAACACATTTTTATTTAAATTTAGAAATGGATCTATAAGGAAAATAGAATTTAAAAATATTATTTTAGAAGAAATAAAATACAATAATCGCGCAATAACAGTAAATGAAGAAAATAAAGAATAATTATGAAAAAACTAGTAAAAGAATCTATTTGTGTCAATCCTGGTCTTATGAATAAACAGAATGAATCTTTAAAACAAAGTGATGTTATAGTTGATCATTATTTTTATGAGATAATCAATTATCTTCGTAAAAGAATTTATCCTAAATTAAATGATGATGATTTACATAAATTAAATGGCAAACTTCGAGATTGGTTTATAGAAAATATGGGAAAGAATTTTTATGACTTTTAATAATAGGTGAAGTGAAGTTAATAGTTCGTTAATATATAAAATAAAACATTTATTAAAATGAAAAAAATAATATTGACATCTGAATCATTAGAAGAATTTGTAAATAAAAATAAGAAAATTAATGAATCTTCTGAATTAGTTTCTACAGATATAAAAATAAAGGAAAAAACTAAAAATACGACAGAAGATGAATATACACAACTTTTAAAAGATTTAAAATAAACATAATGCCATTTGTTTATTATAATTGGGAAGAAGTTAATATAAACTGGGAATCAGTTAATTTAAATTGGGAAGAAGTTGGTATATTAATTAATGATGTTTTACCCTTTGTTGGAATATTACCTGTAACTGGTAAAAGATGGTATGATTTAAAAAATCTTAATAAATTACCAGAAAAGAAAAAACGAAAAATATTACATATTGTTTGTAAAATACAAGGAACAGAATTTGAAGAATATAAATATAAAAATGATGAAGATATTAATATAACTGTTGAACATATTAATATAATTATTGATGAAATCTTAAATAATATAAAAGTGAATGTACAAAATATTTCTTGATCAAAATAAAATTTTTGAATGCGATATTCAAATTGAAGGCGCAGACTTAAATAAAAGCGAAGTAAGATTACTTTTAGAATCTGAACATTTTGCTATAACTTTTAAAGGTTCTATAAAACCAGACGGAACTGTTAAAATTCCAATTAATAAATTAAAGGGAATATTAAAGGAAGATTTTACTGGAAAAATATCATTAGAAGTAATAGCTGAAGATACAGTTTTTAAACCATGGGAAAGTGAATATCATACTGATTTATCTAAAAAAGTTGAAGTTAAAATTAACGAATCTTTATTTGAAGAAGAAAATAATAAACCCAAAATTTCATTTAAAATGAAAGAAGAAATTGATTTTAAAGAAGAAAAAATAGATGTTTCTAAAGATTTAAATAATATATCTGAAATACTAATAAAAAATAAAGTAAACTACAAATCTTTATTTAACAACCCTACTATATTTAATAATTTAGTAGAAAAATATTGCAGATTAAATTCAGTTAATGATACAAAACGTATTATTGAAATTAAAAAACAATTAAGTAATATTATAAAAGAATAATGTAATGGATTATAATTTAACTGGCAAAAAAGTATCAGAAACTTATGCCAATTTGATACAATATATTGATGGCAGTTATTATAATGGTTTAGGTGAAATTATCAATATAGTTGATACCTCTCTATCAAAAAACCTCTTAGTAAATTATATTAACGACGCATCGTTAAATCATGCGCAATTTTTTTGGAATAATGGTTATTTGGATGTTAGCGTTATCGGTGGGAGCGGAGTTTCTCAATCATATGTTGATAATGCAGATAATACTATAAGAGCTACTTATATTCCAGATGCTTCTTTAAATACTTCGCAATTTTATTGGGATAATGGAATTCTAGATGTTAGTGTAATAGGTGGTGATGGTGGAGTTTCTCAATTATATATTGATGGATCATTAAATAATATAAGAGCCACCTATATTCCTGAAGCTTCTTTAAATGACGCATATTTTAAATGGGTAGAAGGATATTTAGAACCAAGTATTGCTGGATCTAGTGGAGTTTCTCAAACATACGTTGATTCATCTTTATCTAATATACGAGCTACTTATATTCCTGATGTTTCTTTAAGCAATAATTTTATTTGGGTAGGTGGAAAATTATATACAGATGTAAGTGTAATTGCCGGAGGAGTTACTCAATTTTATGTAGATGGATCGTTATATGCGAGAGATTTATCCATAAATGAATTATATACAATAGGGGGATTAGATTCTTCTATAGATTACGCAACATATTCACCAAGAACCTCAGATGTTTCATTCTATTATTCAGGAGAATTAGTTTCTCAAATACTTACAACTAATGATTCGGGATTAAAAACAGTAGATTTTGTATATGATATTAACGGAGATGTATCTACTATATTGATAAATAATTACGGATTAAACTTAAAAACAGTAACATTCGAAAAAGATATTAATACAAATGTTATTGCTGTACATATAACTTAAAATATATAAATTATAAAGAATAAAATAAAAATATCATGGCTGCACCTTCATATACAACAGATTTAACGAATATAGAACTTTCTGAAGTTATTGGAACTTGGGTAGAAACTGGTACATGGACAGCAGGAGCAAACCCTATTATTGAACCGGACTTTTTTATACAAGGGCAGAACTGTGTTGCGAAATATATGACTACTGGGGGTGTTGGACTTGGAGGATTTGTAATGAATTTTGGTTCAGGTATAAATATTCCTTTAAACGGTGCTGTTTTAACATGGATGATGCAGCAATGTCCAAACAACATTGATACTGAAGCCAGTGGTGGTATGCGTGTAATTATTGGTAGTTCAGCTACTGCTTTTAATGCTTGGACTGTAAAAGGAAAAGATACATATTCTTACGGTGGTTGGAACTGTTTTGCAGTAAATCCATCTATTAATAACGGAGTTGCAGATTATACAATAGGAGCTCCAACTGCTACAAAACAATGGTTTGGTGGTGCAATTAACCAGTTGGCTAACGCTAAAGGTGGAACGGGTATCGATGCTATTAGATATGGTCGTTGTGAGGCGAGAATAAATGGTGGGGAAACTGGAAATTATGCTACATTTTCAGGATATGCTGCTGTAAATGATACATCACAAAATCGTTGGGGATTGATTCAAGCTATTGATGGTGGATATTTGCAACAAGGGCTTGTGACATTGGGTTACACTTCAGCAGTAACTTTCATAGATAGTAATACAAGTATCCTTATTGCTAATACTAAAAAAGTTTTACCTTCTTTTAATAGTTATGAAATAAGACAAGCCTCTTCACTAGTGAATTGGAGTAACATAAGTTTTTCGGCTCTTGGAACTGTTTCAAGGGGGAAATTTGAATGTATTGATGATGCTAGTGTAAATATTACTTCATGTGTATTTACTGGTATGGATACTTTTATTTTTAAATCAAAATCTGTTTTAACAAGTAGTACATTTAGACGTTGTAGACAAGTAACACAAGGTGGAAGTACATTTACTAATTGTACATTTTCAAATGCTTCAACAGGCACATCATTTCTTGTTAACAATTTAGCTCTTGTTTCTGGATGTAAATTTGAAAGTAATGGAATGAATCATGCAATGCAATTAACCTCGGATTGTTCAGGAGGTACGTATTCATTATCTGGATTTTCTTTTACTAGTTATGCAACAGTTGATGGTTCTACTGGAAATGAGGCGTTATATAATAATTCCAGTGGTCTTGTTACTCTAAGTGTTTTAAGTGGAGACACACCATCAGTTAGAAACGGAACTAATGCCACAACCACTTTCGCATCTTCATCAACTTTAACAATGACAGTTACAAATGAAGCCGGAAATCCGATACAAGGAATATTAACATTTATAGATAACGTTGATCCATCAGTTGCACCACCATTTATCATGAATTCTTCAACAAATGGATCAGGAATAGCATCAGTAGTTTGGACCGGTGGGGCAGTAGCAACTGCAACTTGGCGAGCAAGAAAATATGGTTATAAACCCTTTGTTGCACTATCATCTATACCAGCAACAGGAGCTAAAGATATTCCAGTAACAATGATAGCAGATCCTCAACAAATATAACAAAAATAATTTATATTATAAAGATATATAAATAAAGAAAAACTAAAAAAATTTAAAATATGCCAATAGCTTCAGATTTTACAATAAATTACAGTGCTAAAACCGTGACTCACTCTTCAGGAGCAACAGTTTATACTGTATTATCATTTTTTCAATGGTTAGCAGCTACCTTTGCTGCTTCATCACAAATGGATGATGATTATGCATTTGTATCAGATACACCTACAGTTTATCGTTGGGTAAATAGTTGGGCATTTGGTGCTCCCACATCAGATTATAAGTTTTTAAGTGGGGGAGGTATTACATCATCAGATAGTAACTATGTGTGGGCTAACCTATATTCAATTGGTTCTCAAGCTGCCGGAACACAAATTGTTTTATTTCAAAATGATGCAGAAATTACTCCTTGGTGGAGTACAGGAAATATAGATATTTTAGTAATGGTAAAATCTGGAGGAACCTGGATTAAATCAGAAAATACAGCAGGGGTTCAAACAGATGGAGGAGTTTGGGTTTATGCTAGAAAATACGGGGATTTATATGACCACGGATATGTTGACTTAGCTGGTGGTGGTAGAAACCCTGTTGGTGTGAATACAGCCGCAGATGCAGGAAATGCAAGTGCAATTGCAGATGCTTCTACTTGGGCAAATGATCTTTCAATAGGATTTGCAGCTATTTCAAGAAACCTTAATAATGGTGCAGGATTAAGATCTTATCAAGTTGAAGTAGATTGTTCTGGACATACAATGCCTCAAGTTTATGAAGCTTTAAAATTTGTTACTAGATACGGTTCTACAAGAGTTTTAAATGCTGATGCTGGACAAGAATATAGATCAGCTAGTGAAGGTAATTGGTCAGAAATAAAAGTTGCTCCATTTGGAACACTTGCAGGAACTACAGTATATGGTGCTAGAGGAGTATGGTTTAGTAATTATGCAACGGCATCATTTGTATTAAAAGATTCTCTTGATGTTACTCAATCCCCTCCTAATTATCAAAAAGTTACAGCTACCCATGCTAATCTTGCCGGTTGCAATATATTTGTATCCGAAGTAAGTATTTTAGGTGTCGGTATTGTAAAAAACATGTATAGAATAGATGCATCTACTGCTAATTCACTTTATACAACTACAGATATAGATATTAACAAGACTCCTCAAACTGGTTCTTTTAGAATAGGTGATACAAGATTTACATATACTGGATTTGATGCTTCTGTATTTACTGGAGTTTCTCCATCACCTATAGGACTGGGAATGGATAATTCAATATATGTTCCTTTATTAGATGGTTCAATAAATGCTGTATCTTTATCTTCATCAAATATTATCTACTCAGCTGATATTCCAGTAAGAACAGTAGTACGTAAATATGGATATCAACCTTATACTGCAGATACAGTATTTGGCCCAGCCGGATTATCATTTAGCCCGATCTTAGCAACTGATCCACAGGCGACCTAACAGGATTACTATACTGATGAATTATAATTTTATTATAAAAGGAGCAAAAACTTTGCTCCTTTTTTATTATAGAATATATAAAATAAACAGAAACTTATGGAAAATGAGCAAATTAATAATGTAGAAAATACCGATTTAACTAAACACATTATCGATAATATA